GCCCGGAGCGCTGGTCAGGTTCTCGACGTAGAAATTCCCTGAAGCGTCGAGGGCAAGGTTCCTCACCGAACCATCCTGCGCGGTGAAAGTGGTGATGTACTGAAAGTTCGACGTGCCGGTATTGGCACCGATCGTCATGGTGCAGCCATTGATGAAGGCGGTCTGCAGGGCGGTCAAACTCCAGGCCGAGAACTGGATGCCAAAGCTGGCCTCGTTTACCACCGCCATCGACAGCACGTTGCCCCAGTTGTCAGTGGGTGCGCCGAAAGTCAGGACGGTCGGCACGTCGGGCAAAAGCGTCTGCTTGATCACTCCGATGGGCGTCCCATTGACCACCAGCTGCGCGGTCAGGAACACGCCTGTCGCCACCGTCGCATAGGCGGTCAGCGAGACCGTCAGTCCCACCACCGTGGTGGTCGATGGCACGTTGAAGGCGAACTCGGTCGCGGTGATGAAGTCAACCGGAGATCCGGGCGCTCCCACGGACGCGAAGGAAACTCCGGTGGTCAGCAGGGCATTGGGATCGGTCCACGTCGTCGAAGCAGCCAGTGTCGGAGGGTTAGGTCCGATAGAGGCATTGGCGATAGGGTAGACATTCGTTAAGCCGGGGCGCGTCTTAGCGTTTCCGACATCGAAATCCGTGTCGTAGGTGCGCGGAGAGGCTCCCATGGGTACACTGTCGGAGCCGGCGAGCGTTACCAGCCCGCCAAGCCCCGACAGCACCAGGGGAGCGCCGGAATTTCCGTGGAATCCGCCCATTAGTATGCGTTCTTGACGTACTCGAACCTGAACCCGATCATATCGGACGGAACCGCCGCGGCATTGGTCGCCTGCACACCCGCGAGGGTGTAACTGAGCACCAGCGCCGGAGCAGCCGAAGTCGCCACGCTGGCGTTCACCGTATAGGTGCGCGCTCCGAGCAGTGACCGCACCGCATACCAGTCGGGAACTGCCAGCGGGCCAAGAGTCCCGATCGGCTCGACCAACCCGGTCTGCACATCAATAAAGCTGCCGAGCGCGAGTCCACCCGTCGCATAGTTGGGCGTCAGCGTAGCGAGCCCGGTGCAGGGCGTAGACGCCACATTGGCGTGAGTGAGCGGGATGAGGATGGTGGTCGAGGTTGCCGAGTTGGTGGTGAAACTCCCATTCAGGATGCCCGCCGCGCCAGACGCCCCGGCAATGGTGATTACGTCCCCGCCACCGACGGTGAAGGTGTTGGGGCCGGTGATGAGGGTGGCCACATTCGATGTGATGGAGAAGCTGGTGATGGGCACCAGCGCATTGGTGGTGGTGTAGGCGAGCAGCTGGCCTTCGATGATGGTCTTGTTGACGTTGACCTGCACACCGTGCGGGTAAGGATTGCGAATCACTGCGAAATTAACTGCCATGTTGGGTTCGTCCTCCTCGGGCGAAATGCTATTGTTTTAGCCGTTCCTCACGGCTGTGGATTAAAGCCAGGACCATGCGATTCCAAAGTCCGTGACCGCTTCATCGCCAAATGCTGCGCGCTGATTCTCGTTGGCCTGCATCTGCCGCACGGCCTCGAATTTCAGCTTGTCCATCTCATCCGTTTCCATGTCCTTCGCCATCTGGTAAGACTCGGGCGCGAAGCGTGTGGCATAGCGTTTGAGCATCTTCGCCATCACCGCATCGCCGCAGTTCAGGATCGGAATGTAGGTCGTATCAAAGTTCAGGTTCTTGGGCGAAAGAAGAGTGGGGAACGCGATCCGGGTCCGGATGCGAATATCGGTCTGCACTGTGGCGCCCGGCATCCAGACTTGCCCCTGCCGCATCTCCCAAAAAGCCTGGCGCTGGCCCTGCAGCACCGATGGCAGTCCGAAGGGCGCAGGCTGCATGGGAACGAAGTCCTCATTGATCCCCGTCTGCCGCTCGTATAGCGCCAGCACCCGCGATGTGCCGATGGGCAGCGTCCATTGGGAATGCCACTGGAAGCCGTCGAAGAAGCCTGAGTAAGCGATCGACACCTGCACCGCTGCGTTCTGCTGAGTAAGCGCCGGCAGCCCGGTCAGGATGTAGTTGTCGAGGATCAACTCGGGCGAGCCAACGTTGCGCAGGTCGGAAAACAGCGTGTTGATGCCAGAGGTCAGGAAAGTCAGCAGATCAGGATTCGAGTTGGGCATGATGACGCCCTGCTGCGCTCCTGTGCCCGTTCCCGACCCCATGGTGTTATTCCCGGTATCGTTGATCTGGGTGCGAAACAGGTTGCAGACCTCGGTGAGGCTGGGATATACGATGTTTCCGCCGACAACCGCCTGCATAATGAATCCTTTCTTCGGGAGGGAGATGAGCCGACGGCAGCGATGGAGACAACACCGCCAGTTCAGCCCCCTCCCTCCACGAAGCTACCCCTTTTTAGGCTTCGCAGCCTCCAAGGGTTGAGTAACCAGATCCTCCATCCGTTCCCGCGTGATCGCTCCCGCCTTGAAGGCTCGCTGCGGGTCGAGCACGCACAGGATGCCGGCCGAGGACTGGTGGAACGCGATTCCCTGCTTGATCGCATCGCCACAGTTGGGGCAGAGAACCTTGACTTCGGAATGCGTGTGCCACGATGCCGTCAGCCCCAGCGCATCCATGGCGATATGAGTGTCGGGATTGGTCTGCAGGAACTCATTCAGCAGCGCCGTCGAGGTTGCGGCCAGCCGAGTAGCCTGCCCAGTGAGCCAGCGATAACGGTTGTCGCGCATCTTCTCGGCGTGCTTGATTTCCTCCTCGGTAGGCTCCTCGTTGGCCGAAGGCCACACGCCTTCGCAGATCAGGTTGGTTCCCGAAGCGTTCTCGAAGTACGCCGGATTGTCTGACCCGGCGAAGGGGTCCATGGTGAAGTTGCCCGGCGCCAGAAGATCGACTGCCGCAACCCACGCGTCATTCTCATCGGTCCGCGTCCCGCCGCGCTCAAGGTCTGGGCACACCTGCGGAATCGGATCGGGGAACGAGCAGCAGCGCACCCAGCGCTCTCCACCCTCGCAGCCCTGAAGCTTCAGCTTGGGAAACAGCGGCATGTGGCGCTTCAGGAACGAGCGCTTGGCCACGCTGAAGATGTGGATCATCCTCAGCGGCGACCGAATCGCCCGCGCGTTGATGATGGGATTGAATTCCGCCGGGTTGGCGCGGCGCATCTCGTTCACGGTGAGGTTCTTGTTGATGCTGATCGTAGGACTTCCCATGTGGCGTCTCCTTATTCCACTCTCATGCCGAGTCCGGTATGCGCAGCCATGGCCATCGCCTGCCGGAATCCGCTTTCAATGATTTCCGCCCGCTTCTGCACCAGCTGCGATCCGCGCGAAATGCGGCATCCAGCGCGCGCGTCCTTGGCCTTGGCGAGGAAGCGGTCTTTCTCCAACTGCTCCTCCTGCTGCAGCGCCGCCACCTTGGCCTGATCCGACAGCCTGCGCCAGCGCATCAGCATGGGCAGCATGAGGTCGAGCATCAGCCCGCAGGGCTCCATGCGGAAGGTCGTCATCTGCCCATGGACGATTTCGTTGTGGATGAAGCGCTGCAGCGCACGGTAGCGCCCATGGATCGGGTATCGGCCGCAATCGAGAAGGCCGGTTTCCGGGTCGCGGTAGTCGTAAAGCCAGCGCTCGTAGGAGCCCTGAACTTCCCTTGGCTCCCAGACCATGAGACACCAGCAGGGAGCGCCGGGAACGCCGCGCATCTCCCGATAGCCCACGTACCCGTCATGGAATCGTCCTCCCACGGTGCGCCTCTCGGTCGGGCTCCAAACGAGCTTGAAGATAGGATCGCCATAAGGGTTTCGCCCGCCGATGCGCGCCAGCTCACGCTGAAACCATTCAGGACACTCACGCATAGGCCGACTTGTGCTCGTCAAAGAAGTATGGGTCGGGATGTAAAGCAACACAAGCGCCGGAATGTCCCTTCTCGCGAATACAGCGCATTATTTCGTTGCCGATGCCTCCCCAAGTCTTGCCACAGCCCTCTACGGGCTGTTGAGACTCACAGACGAGCACGCCCTTCAGATCATCCTCCCGAATCTGCCAGTACTTCGGCAGGTCGGCGCGGCGCTTGTCTGCGGGGTTCAGGAACACCGGATCGCAGAGCGCGAACTCGTCGAAGAATACGGTTTCGCCTATCTTGACTTCACACACGCCATAGCCGACTGCCACCACCACGCCCCGGTCGGAGCGATCCTTCACGCGCTCATCGTCGAGCGGGATGGCGATGTCGGACTGCTGGTAAATCTCATTGAGCGGAATCTCGCGCACGATCACGCGATCCTTGATGGGCCTGCGAGGAAATGGCCTGCGAGGAAATGTCTCCATTTACGTCTCCTTGTGTTGCTTCAAGTATGCTACCGCCTTGTCAGCCCAACCAAGGCCATTCTTTTCCAGTTGATGCAGGGCGGTGTTGCAACGAAAGCAGAGCAGGCCGCGAACGGTTCCAGAGATGTGGTCATGGTCAATGGCAAGGGAGCGAATCTTCGCGCCTCCCCGCCTGACCTGAAGGGTCTCAGGTTGTTCACAGATCGCACAGCAATTTCCCTGCGCTTCCTGCTGAGAATTGAACCATTGCACCGTCTTTCTGAGCCGCGAGCAGCGTTCACGGACGCGATTCCTTCCAGTGAGAGCCCGATGAGCGTTTCCGAGCTTGATCTGGCATCGCTTGCAGTAAGACGACCGTATCCCTTTTTTCCTGTTGGCAAAATAGAAATCCTCGAACGCCTTGAATTCTCCACAGACCGTGCAGGCTTTCCCTGTTGCGACAGGTTTAGGGTTTGCAGCCAAAAACGCCTCGCGCTTTTTCCGGCGATACTCGCGTAGGCACCGGTTATCGCAGTCCTTGCACCGCCATTGCGAGGGTTGAATGAATCGATCAAGGTTCTTCTCTTCTTTGCAGGTCGGACAAATCTTGGTGGTCATGAGTTACATTGTACACGTCATGACCACCTATTGCAACTCCAATTAAAACATTAGGAATTGCTAGGAACGACCAGACCTTGTAGATAGAATTGACGTTTAGGGTCTTGGCAGACCAAATTGAAGCCTCGCTCATATGCAAACATCTGCGAGTCATAGTACGTATTCCCGCCCCCATCGTTGACCGGCACAGCTGCGATCGGATTGCCGGGCGTCCATTCGTGCAGGCGCGTGGGAAACAGTTCGCCGAAGTACCACACCTTGGGCACGATGAGGTCCATGCGCGAGGGCTCGGCGGTTGAACTCCACACCACTTCGCGCCCCGCCCAGGTCTTCTGCATGTACTTCTTGGCCGTATCTACCACGCGGTCGTCGTTCTCATCGAGGCGCGTGAAGCCGGGAATGTAGTAATTTGCCGAGAGCGCCACGCCCTGCTGCGGATTGGCGTACCAGAACGCTTCCTCGTTCTCGTCATAGTCGTCGCCCAGGGCGCGCATGCGAATCGACTCCACGCGCTGGGCGGTCGAGTTGACAATCGAGCCGGTCGAGGAGAAGTTGATGGTCGGGGTCGAGAAGCGGCCCGGGTAGGTAGCCTTGGGCACGCCCGCAATGGTGCCGGTGTTGCCGTTGGCGATCCAGTAATCCTTGCCGTAGACCGAGGAGCCGGCCGCGCCCGAGGCGCCCTGAACCACGAGGATGTCGCCCGTGGTCGTGCCGGCGGGGAGCGCGGTGGCTGAATAGATGGCCTGCGCCACCGGATCGACGAAGCTGATCACGAAGCTGCCACGATTCGTGCCGCCGACCGCCGAGAGCACCTGAATGGTCTGCTGATCGACGAACGACGCTGCGGTGTTGAGGCCGAGGATCGATGAGGTCTGGTTGCCGGAGCCGGTATTGTTGTTGATGGTGGCGGTTGAGGGGATGGAGTCGATGGTGCCCGACCCGTCGCGGTTGATGATGGCTTCGACGCCGTTCTCATAGGCCAGAAGCGACTTGTCCATCTCCTCACGGGAGAACTTGACCAGCCCGCGCTCCTTGCCGTCGGTGGCCTGCTGCGAGAGGTTGGAGATTTCGCAGACGTTGACCAGACGCACCGGGGAGGCGGCGAACGACACGAAGTAGGAGCCGGTGCCGCGGGGCCACGATGGCACGGTGGTCGAGGTATCGGTGGCAAACTGCTGGATGGCAGCGCCGCCCTGCACGCGCGTCGGCACCCAGAAAGGAGCGCGCGAGGTCGTGCCGCGAACGGTCAGGTTCGAGCACTGAATCTTCTTGCCACCTTTTTCAAGGCGGTTCTGGAGTTTGTCGAAGTGCGCCTGCAAATCCGCAATCTCTTCGACAAACGCTTCTAATTCAATGGATTGCACTGCGAATTCTGTGGCCAGAGCCATAGCAATTCCCTCTGAAGTGAGCTACGCGAGCCACAAGGCTCCGTGCGCGATCTCCATCACATCATCGGGAATTTATAACCAGTTCTCGGACTTTATGCCGACCGGCCTGGAGCCGGGCATCCCGTTTCAGCGAATACTAGCACAATTTGTTCATCCGGCGTTCATTACTTCCGTAGCACCGCCACCCGGCCGTCGCGGAGAGGGAATTTGCCTTGGGCACGCATTGCCGGAAAATCCGGGTGTTTGAAATTGATGTCCGAGTCCTGCGGGCGCACCGAAACCACGAATTCCTTCACTCCGACCGGCCCGGCGGGCTTGGCGGCTCCATTTTGGCCCGCTGGAGGCGTGGGCTTTCCCTTTCCGTTCAGAAACGAGTTGTAGCGCTGCTTCACCAGGCTCTCAAGCACCGATTTTGCATGCTTGTCGAACTCTACCTTGGCCAGATTGACCACGGTGGCGGGATCGGGGTTCCTCTGCCCGTGGTAGCGCTCGATTTGCGACTTGTAGACCGGGTTGGCCATCGCTTTGCGCACCACGCCCTGCGTGAACGCCTGCTTCAGGTCCGCGGAGGCGTTCTGGTCGAGCTTCAGGCGCTGCGAATAGGGGCGGAACAGCTCGGAGAAGCGCGATTCGGCGTGTTTATCGAGTCCGGGCTGGATTTTGGTCGTCCAGTGAGCCTGCTGCAACTCCTGATTGGCCTTGTCGGCCTCGGTGGGCTGTTTTGCGGCCCCGTTTGTTCCACGTGGAACGCTCTGCGGCTGCTTGGCGTCTTCGACGGCCTTGCGCTGAGTCTCAAACCATTGATACATCGAACTGACTCTGCCAGTAATGCGCTGCATCTGATCAGCTGCCCATGCCGGCTTGCGATCCTCTGGCAACCAGGAGGGCGGCTTCTCCTGCAACGCATCGATAAGACCGTTGAAATGCGATGCCAGCGGAGAACTGATGAGCGAGTTGTATAAATGTGGCAGGATTGCCTTCCCATACTCCTCCGGCGCCTGTTCGGCCATGCGGTCGAGCAGCCCGGGGACCATCTTCATCACCCCCTGCTGCATTTCCTCGCTGAGATCGTCGAGCGCACCGAGATCGCCCTGCGTGACGCGCTCATCGAAGGCCGCCACCGTCGCCAGCTGATCCTGAATTGCCCCGATGGCCTCGACGCCCTTCAGTTCCCCGTGGGTAACGGAGTCCAAAAGCGCATACTTCTCCTTCACGCCATTCAGGCCCGATGGCTCCAGCTGCTTGAGCTGGTACATGTGGGAGTGGTTGTCTTTGGCGAGGCGCGCATACTTCGCCGCCTGCGGGTCGCCCGAATCTCGAAGCGACTTCAGGTAATCGACGTAAGCTTTTGATTCTTTTGGGGTATATGGGTCTGCTTCTTCGGTTGAAGTAGATTCAACGTGGCCATCCGATGGCTGCTCGACTGACTCAACCGGCTGCTCTACTGCTGTCTCCATTGCTTCCATGTGTCTCCTTTACTACCCGTCTGGACATCGAATCTCTGAATTGATCGACGCAGACCATAACCACATCCAGCCTGTCGCGGGTTTCCTTAAAAATAGCATCGATAGCGGCTACTGATGCTGGGGTGGCATCGATAGTAGCCCACTACCGACCCCCGAGCTTATGAGCAACTACCGAGCATTTGCCGAACGGAACGATCTAGCAGGATTCGAGCAGATGCTTGATAAATATCAGCCAGAGATGCCTCTAGAAGTGCGGCGGGAACTAATCAGGAACTTTACCCAGCTCGCCGAGAAGATCCTGCGGCGGCATTGGCTTTCGCGAAGATAGCCTCCACTGCATCATCGACCTCTTCTCTTCTTTCTTCGCTCATTTTGCTACGCGCATCTTCGACGGCTTTGTGCACCTTTAGGGCGAATGCGTTGAGTTCGGTCTCAATCTCATCCTGACCGAAATCCTGCGTCTTGTCTTTTTTGCTCGGGGCAACCGTCATCTTCGGTCCCTTCTTTGGTGGTTGTGAAGTCATGAGGGTAACGCCCTTTCTTTTTCCTCACTCTGAGAAAAGTGGAAAAATTGCGCTCTGTCAACAAAAATAAGGGCTTCGGCGTACAAAATGCACCGAACTTGCCATATTGACAGACTATCAGTTTCGGCCTTGTTTTTCTTTGTCCCAACGCACCCTAGCGGCCTTAAATGCTATATCGCTACGCTCTTTTTGGGTCATGGTTTCCAGGCGTCTTTTACCCCCCTTTTTACCGCCACGATGCCCAAGGGCGCTCATAACTCTTTTAATTTCTTCCTGTGTCACATCTGGGGGCTTAGGAGGCTCGACTATTGGGGTCAGTTGCGAGGCAAGCACATGCATCCTCTGGTTTGGGTCAAGCGGAAGTTTTTTGGGCTTTTTGGATATGGGTTTTGCCATACCCTAAGGATTGCACTTTATGCTTAAGCCGTTCAAGCTTTCCGGATTTCAAAGTAGCCCACTACCGCATCGATAATAGTCGCTTTATACTCGCTGAATTTATCTACGATAAATGAGCGCATCTCGCTATTCGAGCGCCGACAGGCGTCTATCTGAATGGAAAGATTGTTGAGTGCTATTTTCTGAGCGGAATTCCTTTGCTCGCTATCCTCAAGGAGTTGCGTAATCCCGAGGAACTTTTGTAACCATTTCTGCATATCGTCTCCATTCTTTTACTGCCGAGAGAGTGCGCGCATTGTGCCGTCTTCACCCCGGAGGGGGATTATAAACCGCGTTTCCTGCTGCGCCCGGCATGGTTTCCGGGGTCTGCCGGACCTCTCTCTAGCCCGGTCGTTCCAATGCGCGCCTAACCCAACGGCTTGCCAACCACTGAGACCTTCTGCTTGACCGGAACCCCCTGAGCATCCACGCCTTCCTTCTCCTGGGTGATTTCATGCGTCTGCTGCTGAGGCGTAACCTCGGCCGGCGTGACCTGCAACCCAAGCGCCTGAAACGCTTTGGCCTGCGCGTCGGGCGGAAGCTTGGTCGGATCGACCGTCACCGTGGCCTTCATCTCGATCTGCGGAGGAGGCTGCAGCTGCTTGAGCACCGTCATGTGCTCCTGCCAGTGGAGGAGGAAGTTCTGGTAAATCTGCTTCTGCTCGTCCGTGCCATTCTTGAGCTTGCGCCCGGTGGGGCTGGCGAGGAATCCGAGCGTCACCGCGGCGTGCACGACGTGATTCTCCGAATTGTCCTGCGCGACCGGGACGGTCGAGACCAGCGGCGGCATGGACTGCGCCATCTGCTGCAGCTGCTCGACCATGGGCATGGTCTCGGGCGTCTGCGGAGCGGTCTGAAGCTGCTGCTCGATCTGCTGCAACTGCGGATTGGGAACCGGACCGGAGCGCAGCAAAATCTCGAATTCGCCCTGCTGCTGCTCGACCGCATCGGCGCCCGGCACATTGAGCCGGCGCAGCGTGGGGAACTTCTGGAAGACCTGCAGGTTGCGCGGATCCATCATGATCTGCTGAAACAGCGCCACCTGGGACGACTGGGCCAGCAGTTCTCCCATGCGCTCCTCTTCCTCCGCCATGGTCTTCGGAATGTCGCGGTTCGAGCAGCGCACCACCACGTTGCCCTGCAGCTTGCCGATCTCAACCTTGAGGCGCTTCTGCCCGGGAATCGATTCCGAGATGTCGGCCTCCCGGTTCTTGGCCGCCGATTCGATGGCCTGCTGACAGACTGCCTCGAACGCTTCGCAGATCGCATCCCACGGCATCGAAAATACCTGCAGCGCTTGATCGCGGCGAAGTCTGGTCGTCTGGTAGACGCCCTGATCCTGAGTCGAGTTCTCGGCCTCTCCAAACGCTGCCGGGGAGCCGCCATCCATTGCTTCCGGGCCGCCTTGGATGAGCCACTGCACGAATTCAAGGATCGCGGTGTTGAGCTGGGGAACGTTCTCGACCGCGGTGATGTCGCTCAGTTTCACACCCTGGGCCAGCTTGTCCATGTAGACCGGCGTGGCCTTGGCGGGATCGTTCGACTGTGAGTTCATCTGCTGCGAATCTACGTAGGGCTCGCCCACGAAACGCCGCGGGACGCCGGAGCGGAAGTATCGGTCTACCAGCGAGATATTTGCGTTCAGGATCTTCTGGAGCGGGAGGTAGTTGGTCAGGACGGCTTCGCGGTTCTGGCCGTCACCGGTCGTCGCGTGCACAATCTTCACATGATCCGACATGCGGCAATTGCGCACCATCGCCAACTGCCCGCCCGCATGCCAGATTTCCATCCCGTCAGGGAACGTCTCGTAGAAGATGGCGCGCATGCCCTCGTCGGCAATCGACTCGTATTCGGACGGCCGGATGAAAGTCGCGGTCTCGGTAGCGTCGTTCTTATACGCTTCGCCGCTCGAACTCGACGCCTGTACCGCCAGCCTGACGTTGATTCGCGCCATGCGGTCGATCTGATCCATGCCGCCCACGTTTCCCTGAGTGGCGATCTTGTCCCGCACCCACGGGTACTTGGCCTTCAGCATATTGACCGAAACTTCGTGCTGATAGCGCGCCCAGCCCATTTCCCCCTGATTGTTCGCCAGCAGCGGCACTTTCCATTCGAGTTTCCCGCCCACGATGGCGACCTCGCGTCGGGCGGGCTTCTCACTGGTGTCTCCGGGTTCCATCTCCGTCTCCGGCGTGATGCCGTCCGGCTCCTCCATCCCGTAAGTCTGCTGCGCCCGCGAGGGTGTCTCGGTGCCCCACTCGGTCTGGTCGGCTACCGTGTAGGTCAGCAATCCGGCGCGGCCATCGGTGCAGAACAGGCCCGCGATCTCGCGGCACGCCTGCTTGAGGCATGAACTATTGAGGAACGCCTGCAGGTACTTCTCCGCCTCTTCGGCCGCCGCCTCGTCGATGGGGTCTTCCTCCTCCTTGGCATCGACTTCCATGGGAGGAAGTTCGCGCGACAACAGCGCCGTAATCTTCTTGTGCCGCGACCCGAACACATTGCAGCTGAACAGCTTCATCGAGTTCTGGGTCTGCATGATCGACTGCCCGGTGGTGCCACTCGACCCGCCGAACATGCCCCAGCCCTTCCAGCCTGCATTGAGGAAGTGGTAATTGCGGCGGAACAGCCGCATTTCCCACGCCTGCAACACTTCCCAGATGCGCGCCGCGGCATCGCACTTGGTCACATTCTGGATGATTTCGTCGATGGCGTTCTGGTATTCACCCAACTCGTCCGGCCCGTAGCAGTCCTCGTCGGAGCAGTACCATGGGGCATAGCGGCCGGGTACAAAGCCTTGAGGAAACTGTAAGGGGGTCAGGCGGGGAGACTGTAACTGGAGCTCGTCGTTCTCTTCTGGCGGGGCGGTTGCGAGATCAGCCATTTTTCCTCAGCGCTTGCGGATTCCACGGCTTAGCGGAGGGCCAAATTCCCCAAATCTTCAGTTGCATCTTGAGTGCGTGATATAAATTTCGGCACCTTCCATGCGCAAAGTGGCCATTAGCCAACCTTTCCCTAATGACCCATGCGTTATTCGCGCGAATAATCACTTCTTCCTCCTGGGCAGGGCCTTGTATTCCGCCTTTCCCTGCTCGGCCTGCCGCTTCTCGCTCAGCATGATGGCGAGCATCTGCGATTTCTTGCGCACTGGCTGCCCGGAACTGGACTTCAGCGTTCCAGAGGCGAATTTATCGGGAACGGCGTTCCAGGGCATTTACTCGTTCCATCCCTCAGGAGCTATCTTGTCTGAAAGCCAACCGCGAAAGCACCAAAACCAATGATCCAGTCTGCCGATCAACGTTTGGGCATAGGCCTGCTGCTTTGATTCATACGCTTCGCGAATAGCTCGCCGTTCCTCGTAGGACAGCTTCCAGTAGTTAGGATCGCCATATCCTATTGGAATATCCGGCATCAGCGCCCCTTGTCGTCCCAGTCATCGTCCGATTCGCCGCCGTGCTCATCCGCATCCGGCTCCTCGTGCGCCCCGCCCACCTTGGCCGCATGCTCATGCGCTTCTTTGGCCGAGGCGTGGTCGGAGTGGTGCTCGAAGCCGTCCTGATGGAGCGAGTGAACGTGATGCGCGCCCATTTCGTGCTCGTGCTGGACGTGAACCTCCATCGCGGGACCGTGCTCCTGCGCGATCTGGGCGCCATCCATCTGTTCGCCTTCGCCGCCCATCTGCTCCGGGGGCGGAGCCTCGGCGGTAGCCGATGGCTTCGAGGTCGCCTTGGCGGTGCGCCAGGCGTCGGCGTTGGTGTACTGCTTGCCCTTGTGCTCCAGAGGCTTCATTTCGGCGCCTCCACAGGGGCAGCGACGGGAACCGGTACTGGCGCGGGCGGGTGCGGGGGAGGCACAACTGCCGCCGGGGCGGGAGCCGGAGTCGCGAAGACCTTTTTCTCCAGCGCTTCGATGTGCTTGACCATCTCAGTTACTGTTTTGGGAAGGTCGATGGTTCCGTATGCCGTTTCAGTGATCATGATTACTCCTTCGAGTGTTCGAGATCGTAGAGCGCCATGGCCTGCACCGTATCCCAGTCGAGAACCGGCGGATGGAAGGCGCGTTCCGGGTGGGACTGATCCAAGGATAAGCGCAACTGTTCGAGGGCGGCCATCATTTCCTGGTGGCTGGTTCCCACCAAGGTAACGAGATCCTTGTTGCGCTGCTCCAGCATGGCAATATAGCTGGTCAGGTTGGCGAGAGTCGAAAGCTGGTCAATGCCCAGAAATGCGCGCAGCCACCGCTTGAACCATTCCATCATTACTCCCACCACGCCGCCGGCTGAGCCATCCTCTGCCGTCGTTCCGTCTCCGCCAGCAGCATGAAGTGGCGCTCCAGGGGGTCTTTCTGGGCCAGCACTTCCTCCCTGAACCGCTCCTCTCTGGTCTTGGGCAACGTCAGGGCTGTCATGGTCATGGCAATCATATCCCCATTGTCGGGTGATGACAAACCCCTTTTTTTCATGTCCTCTTTCTTTTCGAGCTGAATCTGGTTCCGCGGACTGAACAGATACTGCGGCCCGCAGAGGTCGGACTCCATCTCAGGCTCGTCGGGAATCGACCCCGTTTCGAGCCAGTCCCGCATCAGGCCCCATGCCTCGGCCCTCCGGTTCAGGTACATGTCGCCGTCGGTCGGCCGCGAGGCTCCGTGGAACTCCTCGAGCCTAAACCTGTCCCGCATGCGCTCGATGTGGTCCGACAGGTGCAGTCGCATGTAATCCACCACCCCGGCGCCGATGCCGTCGCCGTCAACCACCACCGTGCGCGGATTCAGCTTCCGGACGTAATACATCGCCCGCATCGCCGTCTGCATAGTGTCCGAACCCCTCAACCTCTCGAGGATCACCACCTTCAGGCCCTGGCGGTACCCAATCACCGTCTGATCGTCCCCAAAGCGCGCCACGTCGATCGACAGCACCAGCCACGCATTCGCCTGGTCGCCCACCTGCCTCTTCCTCGCCCGCGACACGATCTCGCTTGAAATGAACTGCGCGCTGCCGGCCCTAGGGAACTCCCCCCTGACCCTGACCCTGAAGAAGTCTGAATCCTCGCCCCAATCCTCTTTCCACTTCTCGAACAGTTCAAGATTCGTTCCCTCAACCGTCCTCGAATCGATGTGGCGATGAATCCAGCGATGGTGGAACCTGCCAAAGCACTCCCGGAAACTTCCCGTATTGAGCGTCGGGTTCCCAAACGCCACCCAGATGATCTCCGTACCCTCATCGGTCAGCGCACCCTCGGTCACTTCCCAAATCTTGTCCGGAATGCTCGACGCCTCGTCGTAAATCACCACGATGCGCCTTCCAAGGTTGTGCAGCCCCTGGAACGCCTCCGTATTGTTCTCACTCCACGTCACTCGGTCCAGCCGCCACGAGTTCTGATGCCCCTCGGCCCGAGCCGCAATCTTGGTCGCCATCCGCTCCCACCAGTGCGAATTAATCGCCAGCGAGAACCACTTCTCGATCTCCGGCCACGTCTTCTGGCTCAACTGATCATCCGTGTTGGCCGTTACCATCACCCGCGCATCCGTGCACGTCGATAACGCCCACCACGCAATCATCCCGATCAGCGCCGACTTCCCAATCCCATGCCCCGACGCCACCGCTATCTTCAACGGCTCAAAACGCCGCGTCCGCAAATGAATCCCAACCGTCTCCAGCGTCTCCGCCTGCCACCCGCGGATCCGCTCCAACTCGCCCTCACCCCAGTGAAACCCGAAGCGCACAGCATTCAACGGATCAAGCGTCAGGGCGCCGAGTTCGGAAGCGAGTTGATCGTTCATTTCGAGCGCTGTCCGCGGCGAAAAGCTTCGAGAATCGCCGCATTATAAGAATCCGACGACAAGGTCAGATGCGGGCAACTCTCAGAGATTAAATCCGCGATTTCGATGGGAGTTTTATCCTCGGAACGAGGCGACGCCACTTTATCCTCAAATCCCGGCAAGGGAGGAATTGACAATGCAGGATGCATCTGCACATCAGCAAGACGTGCAGAAACGGCGTCCAATGCACCCTCAATGCGCCGAAGGCGGTATTCTACGGATAAGTCGCACATTGTGTCTCCATTCACAGGGAAACGATACGTTGCCACGAAAGGTAGAGGTACCTTCATGGAACCATCGATTACCCCGAAAACTAGCCTTCAGCACCCGAAACCTCAGATCCGCCCTCACTCGCGCTCTCGGCCGGCGTCTCACTCTCTGCTGTGAGCTGTGCGCGCTGCTCGATGGTAGCAGCGGTGATGCGCTTGCGTGCCTTGTCCAGCGCTGGCGCAATCTCGATGGTGCCGGATACGTTGTGGTCGATGCGCTCGCCGTACTTCTTGGGGTTCCACTTCGCCAGCAGCTTAAGACGCGCATCCACACGCAAGCGAGAGCGCTGGATATGCTCCTGGTTGACTTGTGGGCCGAACTTCGTCTCCATCCAGTCATTGGCGCCATTGTCGGCAATTTCGATGCATTCCTGCGCGATTACATCCTCGCCTATTTCTCTCGCGCGCGCGAAGCGAGTAGCGAACTCTTGGTCACGTTCCTGCCAGTCGTAAACTGCGGCATACGAAGGCTTTCCCTCTTTCCTGCAGAACTCGCGCAGCGTTTTGCCTTCAGCGATCCAGGCGCATATCTCATCGAGGATTTGGGGATTGTAACGAACTGGTTGCGTAGCCATGCGATTGCGCTCAGTTTACCTCAAGCTGCCTTTTCTTTCTTGCCAACGTGCACGCTCATGCCAAAACGCGACCATTCCGCCACAGCATTCGCATGCTGCGCTGCAGCCCCGTTGTAGCACCAGTAGGGATTGACCACGAGCAGGCGGGGATTGATGCGATGCACGAGACTGCATCGAGCGAGCAGGCGCACTAGGTCTCTGACGCGCCGTTCCCGAATGCCGAGCTCGCTTGCGAACTGTCTGGTGGTGCAATGCACGAATCCCGATGCTGGCGCCACTCGGCCGGCAATCGAGAATGCGAGTCGGTAGCCATCGGCCGGAAGCTTGAGGTTGATCAGCTGCTTGATGTTCATTACGCCCATGGTTACGTAACCTCCGCGATAGGCATATCGTCTGCTGGCTCGATCCTCGATAACAGGAATGATGCGCAACATCTCTCCTGAATCAACATCCGCATAGTCTCTTTTCGGCAATTGTGGTCTCCTGCGATGTACATAGTGGTCTCTGTAGAGGCCATTTTCGCATTTTAATTGGCAAAGAATCAAGTACTTACCCTATTCCTAATAGTAAATAGGGAAAACTGGCTTTCGTTGCGCTTTCTACGGACTGCTCAATTAACCTGTGGAAATCTCCCCTCGAACGCTCTCCATCCCTCACATTCTGCACGCATTATAAATATGCTTGACACAGAGCGCGTATGGCGCTATTCTGGGTAAGGTGGTTCAAAGAAACGAGCGCTATCAGTTCTGCTCTGGCAAGAATGATGGTGAGATCTGGGACTACAAAACGTGCCTCATTTGCGCCGAAATCAGAGCGGCATTTTCCTGCAATGGAGAAACTCTTGGAGGGCAAATGTGGGAAGAATTCAGAGAATACGTCTTCCCTGTGCTAAAGTCCTCCTGCTATGACCGGCTTCAGACGCGGGAAGCCAAGGCTGAGCTACAGCACCGCTGGATGGAATGGAAGGGACTACGACCAAAACGTTGAACATCACAGCAGCAGTCCTCCTGGGCCCGGCAATGGCCATCCTGGGAGCACGGGCGTACATCGGGTGGATGGGAAGGGCGCAGGTGAGGAAATGAGCAATCAACCTGATGTGAATCTTGCGCTTGACCTGGCAATGATGATTCGCCGACTCGTCGCCCGCCTTCAAAAGCACGAACCGGAAAGCTTGATGTGCAAGCAGGCGATACTGCTTCTCGAAAAGCATGGAATCAAGAGTTGGCCGCTTCGGTGATACACTCGCCCTAGCTCATATCACTCTTGGCCCCTCGTGGTGAGGGGCTTTCTTTTGCGCCCACAGACACGAACGCCCCGGCCGGAGGTACCGAGGCGCTGTGCTGTTGCTGCGGCTTTAGGTAGGGCGGGGTGACGCTGCTGATTGCTAAGGTCGGCGCGTAGGGTGGTGACAAGGCACCCCGCAGATTGACTCTACCACCTTTGATGCGTTCTGTGCTAGTCTGATTCCGCTAAGGGTTCGGCAGAGGCGAGAAATCGCTTCGGGTGGATCGCGGTACCCCTTCCCAACAACAAAGGGCCGCTTGAGCAAGACAGGCTAGCGACAGAGGCACGCATGAACGCAATCACAGCGAAAACCCGGGCAACGGACTGGTACTTGATCCAGTAACGCGGCAACGTCCCGGTCGGATGGCGTATCCACAGACTAAGCTGACCAGATTGCAATCAAGAGCTTGAGAGCCATTACCCGAGAAGGCAGAGACCAGAAGCGTGTGGATACGCCGAGGGATGCCGCTCTGTCTCACCACAGATTCGGCTCTGAATATACCCCACACGCCCTCAGGCAGTCGTCAGGAATGAACGACCTGCGCGCCTCTCGCTCGATCCACTGGCGCAGCGCCACGGCCGCAGGATGCCGCGAGCGCGCCTCCATCATGCTCAGGGCTTCGCGCTCGCTCAGGTTCAGCGCACGCAGCTGGAGCTCCCACGCGGAGGGCGCAGGAGGCGCCATGGGGCAGTTGTAGGCTTGCGCCCACTTGGGGTTGCCACGGCGCTTAGGCACCCCTCAACGCCTCGCGCATATCGCTGGCAATGACGCATAGGATTTTAGAAGCGTCCTGTAAACCCTTCTCGTACCAGAAGCGGCGGTTGCTCATCAGGTAGTAGTGAGCGGACATGAGAATGCGTACGCTTCGTTCACTTCCCCTCCTTGCGCCCCATCGGCGGGCGGCCTACTCCGCCAGGCTTCCACGGCTTGAATCCTCGCGCCTTGCGCTGCAGGTGGCGATTGACGCGGATGCACCCCAGGCACAGCGTGGACGAGAACAGAGGCTCACGCCCACACTTGCCGCACAGGCCGGCCGCGATCTTGCGCTTCTGGTATTGTGCCTGTCTGCTCAGTGCTTTGGTGGCCATGAGAAATGTATAGCATATATTAACGATCAGGTCTACTATTTGCTTGACATGGGTGCGGAGTCGCGCTAGAGTCAGTGCATGCTTAAGAAAGATCAACCGACCGTTTATTACCACTTCACCGGTGACAGGCTGCGCAATGGCGATCCCATTCCCAAGAAGCGCACTTGGCTGGTATTTGATGGTGCTCCAGTCCCTTGCCAATGTGGCCTGCACGCCTCCCCCGACCCGTTTGATGCCCTGAAGTATGCGCCGGGATCAAAGCTTCATCAGGTTCACCTTGGCGGAACAATAGTTCCCCATGGTAAGCCGGTGGATAAGTTCGCCGGTCAGAAGCGCAAAATCATCGCGTCTATCGACGCAACCGACATCATGCGTTTGTTTGCCCGCCGCGTTGCGCTAGATGTGATTCATTTATGGAATGCACCACCCATTGTCAGGGAATTTCTCGAAACCGGAGATGAATCTAAGCGGGCCGCAGCGTGGGCCGCAGCGTGGGCCGCAGCGCGGGACGCAGCGTGGGCCGCAGCGTGGGCCGCAGCGCGGGACGCAGCGCAGGCCGCAGCGCGGGACGCAGCGTGGGACGCAGTGCAGGCCGCAGCGTGGGCCGCAGCGCAATTAAAATACCGTGGATGGTTTAACGAAATGTGCATCTCCGCATTTGAAATGAAAAAGGTGAAAAAATGATTGATACTGAACGCGCAGTAAATACCGCCACTTATCGCCTCGGGGACAAGCTGCCGGAGGAGTTCCACCGCGATCTGCCCTGCCCTGACTCGCTATTCTACTCTCTGGAGAATGAGGATCAGTTCACGCGCATCGCTCAGAGCGAGCCTAGCGTGTACTCCGATGCGCAGTTCATCCTCGCGCTGGTGGGCCTGTGCGTGGGCGTGGTGAGCCTGATTGCGGTGGCTGTGGGGTACTGGCGATGAGCAAGATGGACATAGCGATGGGAATGGTAATCAGCATGATCAACTATTGGCTCGGGTTCTATATGGGGAGGAAGTCCAAATGAGCACCCGCGCCCACGGCCTGTTCGTCGTTCCCCCTCCCGAGCGCCTAGAGCAGCGACAGGCGGAATTGCAGGATGATCAGCTACGCCTCGCGCACCTCAAGCTTACGCTGCAGTTGGAGCTTAGCCCCGTAGTCGAGCGCATGGAAGAAATCGAGCGCGAACTGTTCCAGATTCAGATGAGGCTCAGCCAGAAGGAGGATTCGTCCAATGACGCAGCATGACCAGATCGTAATCGACGGCACCCTGCTCCCGCAGTTCATCTACGCCTACTGCAAGCGCAGGGCGAGGCTCAGCGGATTGATTCAGTTCATCGGGATCACTTCGATGGGCAGGCAAATCATCGGCTTCGACCGCGACGAGTTGAAGGAAGGCTTCGACCCTGAGCGCCCGGACGAAGAATTGACGGGCATCCTGTGGATCAGCCCGTATGACAAGCTGGACCTGATGCGCCCGGAGGTGATGTGTTGAACAACAATTGCGGCAGATACGTTGACAACCATCTCGGCGGAGCGACATGGCAGCCCATCAACCCCAGCGAGGATGAGGGCTACGAGCGTGCGCGGCAGGACGAGATGGACGCGCGCAAGGTGGCACCGTGCTGCGCGGACTGCGGCAAGGTGGGGCAGGTGTACTCGTCGCGGGGAGGCCCGTGGCAGTGCTGGGATTGCAGGCATCCGAGGTAGATTCAACGCTGGCACTTCGGTACCAGAGAAGGGGAATGAAATAGGCATGTATGATTGGGTGAGATGTGAGCATCCACTTCCGAGTCCTTGATGATCCGACCTCCATCAAGTTTCAAAGCAAGGACACCGATTCCCAGTATTGCGAAGAATACGTCGTAACCACATCTGGGAGGCTTATCTATCACAAACCGACTCGCTACGAGGATCGGAGCGACAAAACCGCCCCAGAGGGTTCGTTTTTGCGGCTTTTAGGATGTGCAACGCCAGTTGAGTTTGAAGACATCGACACAAACTACAGTGGTGTACTCAACATTTATGGGGATAGAAACAGCGGACAACTCAGGGTTTTGAGCACGAAGCCTGAGAACTTCTTGCAGGACATAGCACATCCGCTCCCTTGCGAATGGTTCGAGTACGATCTTTGGTTTGAAAACGGCGCACTTGTCCGCGCAGAGCGGCTGGCAACGTCATGATCTACATAACGGCATCATCGTAGTCATCCCCAACTATGAAAGGGCCACATGAACCGCATCGCACGCATCTCCATCGGCACCATCATGTTCCTGTCGAGCATGATCGCCAGCGCATCCACCAGCTACCAGTTTCTCGCCATCACGGGCGAAAGCTGCGGACAGGCAACATCGATCATCTCGGGCTGCTCGATCCTGATCAACCAGCGCGACGGTCTGGGCGAGTACGCCTGGATGACGCTCGATATCGATCTGGGCACCAATTCGGACAATGCTCCACCGCGGGGCGTAAGCTTCGCCAACTTCGCGGGCCCTGACGGCGGCAATGTCTGCTGCGGCAACTTCCAGTTCAATGGACAGCAATACCTGATCACGCCCGTATCGTCGCAGGTATGCAGTAATGGGCAGTGTTCCACGCAAGTTACGGAGGTGACGGCGTACATCAAGGGGACTTACGTGGACGGCGACCAGTTCACTGGGTTCTTTTCGCTTCACTTTACTTACGTAGCGCAGTACGTCAACGGCCAGTATGTGTGGCAGCGCTACGTGTCGGCGACGGCGCCGGGAGCTATAACGTTCAACTGAAGGAGCAACCAATGAATCGCACCAAGGCAGTCGTACTCGCGCTTATCCTGGGAAGCGCGGTCCTCGTCGGAGGCCGCGAAGCTCACGCATCTCAGCAAGATGAAACCTACTGCTACCTTCCGTACCCCATTCTGCGCACAGTGGGCCAGATTCCGCAGGTTGGCTGGGCGCAGAGGTGCTCTGATTCGCTTGGCAACGTAACCGTCTACGAACACTGGCTATGATGGTCATTGCGGCGCAGATCGTGCTCATCGTGGTAGGGGCTGGCTTGCTGGCCTCTGCCGCGATACTGTGCGTGCTGGGCGTGTGGTGGGTGGTGAGGAAGAAGTGGAGGAAGTAGAGATGACGGACGAGGAGAAGGTTCGGAGGGTGTGGACGCCGATTCATGTCGCGGATTGGTATGAAGGAAGAGGATATGCGGTGCAGGAATGGTCCGTAAGACTTCCCTCGGGTTGGACAAGTCCCGTCGGGGATGACCCTCACGATAATCGCATGTGGGCCGCAGTCGCCGCGTTCACCGAATCGTGGCTAGAGCAAATTAAGCAGTTGCGGGAGGAGATCGCTCAGCAACGAGATGAATGGGATTACTACCTGAATATAAGCGATGTACCGGAGAAAGCGCCCATATTCCGGCGCACCATTGTCCGCCTAGAATCCATCCTCGCCGAGAAAACGGCAGGCATCAGAGCGGAGGCTTTGAAATGACCGACAATGAAAAGGTTCCGCACTTGCAAGAGATGGAGATGGTCCTGCGGGATAGCAGGCGACTCAAGGGCGAAGTAGAGAACCTCCAGCGCGACCTCGCCCAGCGCACCGACGAGTACGAGGCGAAGGTGGACGAGGTGATCCGGCTGGAGAAGGAAGTTGCGGTCATGGAGTTGGACCGCAACGCATGGCGCTACGATCACGAGGGCGATTGCCCCTATGTAGCGATGAACGCTGCACAGGTTGAAGAGATAGCCGCGCTCCAGTATCAGGTCCAGAACCAGACCCTGCGCGCCGACGACGCCGTGGCGGCGTACCAGATATGCCTGCGCGACTACATAAGCCTCAGGGACGGCACCCTCACCGCCCGCCGCGACCAGCCCGACGACTTCGAGCAGTTCACCAGCGGCCTGCCGAGGAAGCCGGCGGGGAGCAACATGGATGCGCCGATCAGGCGCAGGGAGAATAAATGAGCGCTATACCAGCAACAGTTCCAGTAACGTTGACCTTTGAAGTTCCCGTAGGCCCAGCCGGTCCGCAAGGCCCAGCAGGACCGCCCGGAGCATCGCCCACGCTCGGACCGCCGTTCATTCCCGCCAACGCAGTCTGCCACGGGCCGTTCGACAAGCTGACGTGGAAGTCGGAGCATGATGACGGTACGCCGGGCACATCCTCGGGAACATCCGCCTATGTCGATGCAGTCTCCGGCCGCAACTTCACCTTCACCTACACGGGCAATGCGGGCCAGCGCTACAGCATCGGCTTCGTGGTCGATACCACTTACCCCAGCAACTTCTGCTACGACATACAGATCATGTTCGCCGATCCCACCGAGATTCAGGACATGGAGCTCGACATGAATCAGGTGATGGCCGACGGCCGCACGGTAATCTTCGACTGCCAGTGCGCCTCAGGGAGCAGCACATGGGAGCATGGCGGCTGGCATCCCTCGCGCATCATTGGCAACCCGCAGCAGTGGGGTGTGGAGTGGCATAGGATTCGCCTCTTCTGGCATCGCAGCGCGGACGGGAACACCACTTACTTCGATGGCGTGCAGTTCGACGGCGTCTACACGGCGTCGGGCATGGCAGGATCGATTACTGCACAAGCGCTGGGATGGAATCCTGTCGGCTTGCTGCTAGCGAATTTTCAGATCGATGGCGCGAGCAAGACTGGCGGCACGGTGAGCGCGAATGCGCGGAACATTCAGGTGTGGGCGTGGTAGTGTCAGCGCTGGCACTTGAGTACCAGCAGAAGGGATGAAATGAGCGAATTTATCAGGCACAAGATTGGCTGCTCGCGCACGATCAGGACGGCTGTGGCTGTCTGCGAATATCTGAAAAGCAAGTGTTGCCGCCCATACAGCAGCGTTCCCCCAGATTGCGTTCGATATGTGTTTACTGAGCCTTCTGCCGCAAACGGCTTCTGGAGCGCAGACATTATTGTGGAAGCTCCTATTGCCTGGGACTTGCAGGAGAGCAATCAGTTTGTTGATGTATGCCGCGCCTTTGTCGCTGGTGCTGGAGAGATTTGGTAGGCACTCTCGTGATCCTCACCGCACAACCTCACTATTATATGCTTGACATCCAGCAGCGCTCATGGCATGATAATCGCACAAGGAGAATTTGCAGTGCCCTTAGCCAAAGATGTAGCTGCGGAATTTCGCCGTCTTGCGGATTGCCTCGAACAGAATCCAGAAGCAGAAGTAAAAGATCCGCTGGTTTCGTTCTATCACTACACAGAGTCTGACAAGACAAGATTTCTCAATATCGTCAGGCTGCTTCCGCATCCCCTTAAAAAGGAGTTCACGAACGATGACGTGAGGATCGGCTACAAGACGGATGCTGTGTGGATCTATGCCAAGATCCCGCGCAATGCCATCTGCGAACTAGTCGAGCCCGCCAAGCCTGCGGTGTACAAGTGCGAGCCGCTGCTGTCCGACGCGCAGATCGAGGAGATCGGGAGCGAGGTGGCGTGATGGCGACCGAACTAGCGAGAACCGTACCAACCAATCCGCTTGACCTCATCCGCGAGGCTCTTGCGGGCGAAGGCACGCCGCAGGAGAAGGCGCTGGTAATCAAGGAACTGGTTGCCCTGCAGCAGTCTGTCGAACGCTTCCAGTGGGAACGCGAGGAGCGCCAAGGGAAGATCGATTTCGACAACGCGCTTAACCTGTGCCAGTCGAAGATTGGGCGTATTGCGCCGAACGTGAATCGCCGCGACACAAACTCATGGTGGGCCGACTACGCGCAGCTTGACCGGACCATTCGGCCCATCTACACCGAGCAGGGATTCTCTATCGCGTTCTCGGAGGTTGCGTCCATAGCCCCCGGGAAGGTGCGCATTCAGGCGACTCTTTCCCGTGCAGGAATCTCCCACGAATACCACAGCGAGATCACGCCGACCACTACAGGCCCCAAGGGAGGCGCGATGGCGACTGCTACTGATGCCGATGCGATCGCGGCCAGCCGGGCCAAGCGCTACCTGCTGCTGTCGATCTTCAATATCTCGATCGGCATCGACAAGGATGAGAAGCTGGGCGTGCCTGCGGAGCCGACCGAATGTCTGCCTGAGAGCACCGTGGACGAGTATGTGGAAGCGCTGAAGCAGGCGCCGGACATGAACAGTCTCAAGACGCTATTCGCGGAGTGCTACCAGAAGGCGAAAGCGCTGGGCGACAATTCGGCCAAGAAGTCTTTCCAGCAGACCTACGAGGATGCGAAAAGGAGACTTGCATGACATATAGTCGCGAGCTCTCTATTCTCCGCGACCACATTAGTCCGACCGTTAAGGGTCTTATGGACAATCATGGGGCATTTATAGCTGGAGGTGCCGTAACGAGCGTTTTTTCTTCTGAGAGAATCAATGACCTTGACTTGTTTTTCCCCACGGCAGAAGCGGCGGATGCTGCGATAGAGACCATTTCTCAAAAGGACCGCACAGCGTCCACGGATGCCGCTATCTCATTCGTCTCTGACAAGCACAGGGTCCAGCTTACGCGCGTTAAGACAGGAGACCCATCGTCGGTAATTGGTTCGTTTGACTTCACGATATGCCAAGCGGCATTCAACGGATCGGACTTCCTATTCTCCCCGGATTTCTTTCAGCATCTCGCGCAGCGGCGTCTCGTGTACAACATCAACGCTGAATACCCCCTTTGCTCCTTATTTAGGACGCGGAAATTCATTCAGAGGGGCTACCGTTTTTCTGGCATAGAGGCCATAAAGCTTGGATTGTGTTTGAACAACCTCAAGATCAGGACGTATGCCGACCTACGGAAACAACTTCTCGGTATAGACACTTTGCTTCTAGCTGACCTTACTGCCTCCCTGAAGGGGGAGGAGGAAAAGACTTACGAATTCAATGACTTCACGGCGACTCTAGAGGGGTGGCTGGAGCGCCTAGAAACTCTTACCGGGTCGGAGGAAAAAGAAGCATGAGAATAGCATGCAAAACTCAGAACACCGCCGAATGGTTCCAAGCCCGCGTCGCGTGCGTAACCGCCTCGAACATCGACCGCGCCATGTCGTTTCTCAAGCGGGCGTCGGGCGAAAAGAAGGCTGGAGACTCCAGCGCTGACCGCGACAGGTACATCCTCGAACTGGCGACGGAGCTCATCACGCGCGTCCCCGCCGAGCACTACGTCTCGAAGCCAATGGAGATCGGGGCGCAGTTCGAGGGAGAGGCCCGCACGGAGTACTGGATGACCACCGGGAATGAGGTGGACGAGACGGGCTTCGTCCTGCATCCCACCATCGACTTCATGGGTAGCTCGCCGGATGGGCTATGCAAGGGACATGGCCTTGAAATTAAGGTCCCCACGCTCTACACCCACATGGCTACCCTGCGCGATGACGTGATCCCGGCCGACTACATCCCGCAGATGCAGTTCAATATGCTGTGCTGCGAACTGCCTGAGTGGGACTTTGTAAGCTATTGCCCGCCTGATGTGTACCCGGAACTTCCCGAGCGCTTCCGCCTGTTCGTGAAGCGCCTCAAAGCTGACCCGGAACTGCACCGCCAGATGGAAGACGCGGGCGTCAAGGCCATGCAGGAGGCTACGGCGCTGGTTGAGCGCATGACAGGCCAGTACCCGGATCGGGAGGCCAAGGCGAGGCCGCGGAGCAGCAAGTTTGAGCAGGAGTTGGAGAACTCGATCACGCTCGAAGACATTGCATGGGCCCAGGCAGGATTTCCAAAGGAGAACGCATGAGCCTGCCTCCGCACAAGTGGCGCAGTCCATTCATGGAAACCATAGAAGTTCCGCCGCCTGACTATCTCGGCAATTCCGTGGTGCGCTTCAATGGGCGCGTTGTGGAGCGCGTTGTATACAGCGATGCCGGAGATGACGTGACCACAGAGGATGGAAGAAAGTTCACCGCCGACGAATGGGCGAAGTACCTGGTTAAGCAAGCAACCACAAATGGATGGGAGAAAGCACAATGACGACTGAAACGCTCGACCCTGAAACCATCGAGGAAGCATCGGCCCTCGCGCAGATCAACCAGGAGACGGCTGAAGTACTGATGCGCAACGGCATCATGCCAAGGGTGCGCAAGAAGCGCTCCGATGCAGGCAAAGCTAAGCCACCCAAGCCGGTGACGGCGGCGCCTGCGGGCGTTCTGAGCGCGGAGCAGGGTCTTACGCTGCGCAGGCTGATCGACGAACAGGACAAAACACGCATAACTCTTGAGCAGTGTGAACGAAAGTTCCGCGATTCATGCGCCCGTTTGAATGAGTTCATCGATCGCATCAGCTCGTGACAAAAGGCACTTGACTAGGGCGCGACGTGCGACTATGTTGGTATTCGTCCTTAGCTCCCCGCGATGGATGAATAGGCAAACGCCGGTTGATCCCCGGCGCAGTGAGAGGGGCGATTCCTGAGATCGCCCCTCCCGCCTTTACTCAGGAAAGGTGTGTATGTCCATTAAGTCTGGCATTTGGATGCCTGTTTATATTGGCGATTACTTAGCCGACACCGGGCATCTCGACGCGGAAAAGCATGGGGCATATTTCTTACTCCTCATGCATCACTGGAAAAAAGGCTCGATCCCAACCGACCAAAATCAATTGCGAAACATTGCGCGCGTGGATGAATCTCGATGGCCCGCTGTGTGGAAAACCCTATCCGGGTTTTTCTCCGAGCAGGACGGCGTTCTCATTCAGGGTAGGCTTTGCGCCGAACTGGAAAAGGCGCAGAGAAGGATCAAATCCAAGGTTGAAAATGGTCTAACCGGAGCCATCCGCAAATGGGGAACGAAAAACGAGAACTTCAAACTAGATCGCGCTGAGCGTCTGGCGAACGCTAGGCGTCTCGCTAGGCATTCGGCAGCGGAGTGGCACACATTGATTCTGGTATGCGGATCCGCTTGCGTGAAATGTGGAGATACGGGCGAATTAGTGAAGGACCATGTTCTACCCATCTACCAAGGTGGATCAGATGGCATTGAAAACATTCAACCTTTGTGCCGCCACTGTAATGCTGGCAAGGGCGGCGATTCAACCGACTTCAGGCCGACGGATTGGCGCGAACGCTTGGCGGAACGCCTAGCTAAACCGCTGGCTAACGGCTCTCTAACGCCTGCACCTTCACCGTCACCGTTACCCTGTGAAGAACAAAAGCAAAAGCCTTCTGCGAAGGCTATGTCCTTGCCGTTTGTTGTTCCGTCTTGGATTGATCCGGAGATTTGGTCCGGCTTCGAGGAGATGCGGAAAAAGATCAGGGCTCCCTTGACAGACAAGGCGCGCAAGGGGATCATCGCGGATTTGGAGAAGCTATGCGAAACCGGCGACTCGGCCGATGCGGTGCTGCAGCAGAGCATTAACAACGCCTACCGGGGAGTTTTTCAACTGAAACAGAAAACAAACGGAGGATCAAATGGAGCACGACGAGAAGAAGACGACGAAGTTGCCAGCCTCAGAAAGTCCGCTGCGGCAAGCCTTAGCCATGACGGCTACGGCGAGGGGAGCGAAGGTGGACTCTTCGACGCTTTCCGTGTACGCAAAGCGCCTTTCTAAAGAGCACTTCGAGGATGTCATTACGGCGCTCGAAAAGATCGCTGAGATGCCCCGCCACGAGGGAGAATTGGCCTTTCCTGAGGTCGGAGCGGTGCTGGCGATGGTCGAGGTGGTCCGGATCGCCCGCCACAACCGGGAGATGGTCGCCCACAATCAGCGGCTGGTGGTGTGGAAGTGTCCGGCATGCAAGTGCCAGCAGACGGGATTTCTGGAGAAGGGCGTGGATGCTTTTCGCACCTGTCAGCGCCCTGTCGGGCAAGACTCACGCGGGGGAATCGTGCGCTGCGGACGCCTCTTGACCGTGATCCTCGACGAGCGTGCAGCATGAACCCCACCAGCACAGGCAAGAGCCTCACCGCCGTCGAGCAGGAGCGCATACGGCTGAACGCAGCGCGCTTCACGGCTACGGCCCTAGCGAAGCTCATGGGGCGCGATTACAGCACCGTGGAAGCGTGGGCGCGGCTGAACGGGGTCACGATCAAGCGCCCCCGGCGGTACCCCAGGCGCGAGGCCGGCACCAGGGTAAGGCGCATGGCGGAGTTGTCATTCAGGAGGAAAATATGACTGATCACGACTGGACTGAGCACCCATTTCGGAAAGACCCGCTGACGCAGCGCATGATCTGCTTCGACTGCTGGCATCATCAGCACGGATCGAAAGAGGACGAACGCTGCCTCGTGACCGATTGCAAGTGTGCTTGCTATGAGGAGTTCGCTGCCAAAGCTGAGGAGCAGAAACTCAGGAGACAACGCTCACGGCAGCGCAAAAAGGCTCTGCGCGCCGCCCTCGAAGACGAGAGCAACCCCCTGCGCGCCCACAACCCGGAGTTCCGCGGGGCGAGAGGGTGAGCACGCCTGAGGGAGCAATCGTGAAGGCTATCCTCGGCTACCTCGCAGCAGAGAGGATACTCGCGTTTAGGAATAACACTGGCGCTATGCAAGCCGAATACAAGGGTAAGAAGCGGTTCATGCGCTTCGGGACGCCGGGGATGTCGGATATCCTTGCTTTCCCGCGATTCCCGTTTAACCCTCCAGTCAAAGGGCTCAGCATCGAGAGGCCTTTCTGGATCGAAGTCAAGACAGAGGATGGCAAGCAGAGCGATTTACAGAAATCGTTTCAGGCGCTCGTGGAGGGCCACGGACACCGTTATGTGGTCGTCCGTAGCATCGAGGACCTGAAAGAAGCGCTACGGCCATGACAAAGCGATTTACCGTGCGCAATAAAAACGGGCCCATCCCTTCCGGGAGATGAGCCCAAATCACCTGTACCGTAGACCTGCTCTCTCATTCGCAGGCGAGATGATTATAACAGGGCAAATGTGGACGCTGTGACTACGGTAGGAAAGACAAAATGGGAAAGATGCGACCAATTACAAACCCTTTAGTGAGCGAACGCATTGTCAATGGTCGGCCTGAGGGTCACTATCAGTGCTCTGAGTGTGGTGCTTTCGACTTCGAGCACCGCGCAAATTGCTCCCAGATGAAACCCTTCCCAATTCAGGGCGGCGGGTCGATTCCGTGGTGGCTGGCAGAAGTGGCCTTCGAGTATTACCACGAACAATGGAAGGGGCAATCTCTTCAACGTATAGCAGAGCGCGGAGGGTTCGGAGTGCAGGAACTCATCGGGCTCATTCGCAGAGAACTCTGAGGCACCGTGATAGCCACTCAAGCGCCACGCTGAGCTTGCGCCCTGATCTGCATCAGGTACTCGACCAGCACCTCGGCCTGGCGCAGGTTGTTGCGGGAACCCAGAAAGTAATACTCGGAGATCAGGTTGGCCCTCAGCCATTCCTCGATCAGGCGATGGCGCCGGATAAGATCCATATAGTCCTCTGTAAGCATTTGGGGTTCCCCGTCAGGAATGAGGACAGGTTAAACCAGTTTCCGGGCGAGGGATGAGCATATTTGAACAGCGTGGCGTTGTCGGAGTAGCATCGTATCAAACATAGTGAGGTGACACCTATGCCGCTGTCGATCTTGTTCTGGGTTGTGTACATCATCGCGATCCTGTTTGGCATGTACGCCAACTACGAAGCTGGGCAGCCATTGTGGTATCGCAGGGCTGGAGCCTACTTTACCATCTGGGTGCTGCTCGGAATCCTTGGCTGGGAAGTATTCGGAGCGGTCGTAAAACGCTAGAAGGCGGTGCCTTATCTCCATAGAATATCAGCAGTTCGACATCCAAAAGGCCATCCGTGAAGAGCTGCATGAGATGAATGAGGAGTTGCGCAAAATAGCGCGCAATATCGATTCAGGATTCCTCTACCTTCTCAAAGAGTCCCAAGCCCAGACCGCAATCCTCGGCCAGATCCGCGATGATCTTGCGCCCGAACCGACCCGCACCACAACCGCAGCAATCTTCTTTGGAGCTAATATGGCCGCTACACCCGGAACCCTCGCAGTAGGCGCTACGCTTACCGCCACCTTCGTCCCGTTGCTCGCCGATGGGATCACCGTCAATACCACCAGCAAACTCACCACCAATCCCACTTGGGCGACCTCAGACGCGACCATTGCCAGCATCGTCTCCAATGCGGACGGCTCAGCGACAGTCACGGGTGTGGCTGCGGGAACGGCGACCATTACGGCCACCGCCGGCTCGTTCACCGACAGCGACAACACCGTGGTCGGGCCGCTCAATGCGACCAACACGGTCAGCGATACGGCTCCGGTCCTGCGCACCGTCTCAGCTCAGATCAACTTCGCTTGATTTGATTTGCCTATTCCCTCGAGGGCCCGCTTCGGCGAGCCCTTTTTGTTGAGGGGTCAGGCGGTGTGGGAGGGCATGACTGGGACTGCCGCGATGGCGGGGGCGGCAGGCATGGGGTTCACGGGCTGGAATTGCGTGGGATCGAACCCTTGGCTGGCCTTGAGGTAGGCGCTGGTACCGTCCTGCGCGCCAGCGATGTATTCCTCAATCTGCGAGACCATGGCCGTGGAGAGCCCAGGAGTCGCTTTAAGCGTGTTCAGCACTCCGATGGCCGTACCGTATGCCGCGAGGATGTCTGTGCTCACAGCGGGCGCTGTAGGGCCGCCCTTGAGCCACGCAGGAATCATGGCGATCAGCGGAGCGAAGGCGCTCTCGAGGCTGGTGGCCAGCTTGGAGTAATCCACCTTCGTCACGCCCTGCACGTTGAGCAGCTGGAGGGCCGTGTTGAGCCCCAGCGAGATCAGTCCAAAGATCAGAGTCGGATCCATCTACTTGGCCTCCTGAGGAAATAGAGCTAGATTAACGGTCTGTCCATCCACAATCTGGAATCCCTGCATTGAAACAATATGTTGCGGTATTGCGAATTCTTCTCTGATTTCTATCAGATCAGCCTTGAACCACAATTCATCGCAGATTCCATTGAAGTAACTAGAGATGAATCGATGTATTTTCAGGAATTTGCGGAATTCAACATCAAACTCCTGCGAGAATTTAGTGGCGTCTATTTTCCCAGCAAGGTACTGAGAGATCAACCGCGAGATGATATCCATCACTTACCCCCTTGCGAAACCTGAGATTGCGCCGCCGACTGCGCCGTGATGACGTTGTTCACCGCCTGCTGGGCTGCGGCCTGAGTGGCCGTCCCGGCGTGGTAGGCGAGGTAGATGGGCTCGGCCACGTTGATCGCTGTGCCGAGGTCGTTCAGCGCGGAAGTCTCAGCGGCCGACGGCTTGAACGTTCCCGCGGCCGCATCGGTTTGGAGGCGGGTATAGAAGGCGCGCGCCGCGGCCAGCGTCTCGCCAAGGGACTGATCGACTGCGTTGGTGTATCCGGGTGCGGTCGGTGGAGTGGGGGCGGTGGACTTGGCGCATCCCACGCTGAGCGGGATGGCCAGAGCAAGGATCAGGAATCGTTTCATTTGGTCTCCTTCGGTTTAACCGCATCCACGGCATCCTGCGTCAGGGCAGCCGGCGAGGTTTGAATCTCCTGCGCGGTCGCTACGGTTCCGGCTGGACTGCTGCTATGAGAATACTTGAGGATAATGCCCGCCAGCGCGAACGCCGAGCTAGCAATCTTGGGGTGGGCTTGGAAGGTGGAAAGCAGGAAATCTCGCACTTGTTGGTCGGTAGAGATCAGGGTAGCGATGGCGATTGCGGCAGCGGCGATGGAGTGGCTGGTGAGATTTTTTGATTTTAGCCAAGCTGCTAGGGCATTCATGCGCTTTCTCCTTTAGTCCGAAACGGCGATTCCATCTCGCCTAACCATTCCAGATCGCTCTCTGTGAGGGTAAGCTCCAGATCCCCGCTGCGCGATGGATGAGGCTCCTTGAGCACCAGGTACACCCGCGTGTGCCTGTACTGGCCGTCAATCATGATCTCTTCCAGATAGGGCTCGATCACTCTCGCCTCCGGTCGCGCCAGATCCAGCCCAATCCATGACAGTACCAGCAGATGCGCCATCGTCCGGGCGGGAACTCGATGAAATGACCACCCTTGCAAATCCAGCATGTGCGGGTATGGCGCTCCATCCAGCGAGACAGAAAGCTGCGCAGCATGCTGAATCTGCCTCAATCATAGTCCGAAGTCATCGCCAATATCTACACTGGAGGGCTTGTCGGACTGGTTACTTATGGCATCATCCGCAGGAGTGGGCTGCGGCTTAGGCGGCAAGGGGGAGGGATTGTTGGGATCCTGCTGGATGGGCGGATTCGGGTTAGGAGCAGTGGTCTCAGGCCGCGGGTTCGTGGTCGTGTCGGTCCTTTTCCTTCTGGGCATAATCCCTCCCTTCAAGTTCTCCGGCGCTGCGGGCGCTGCTGCGCGTGATCTCCAGCAGCTCAGTCATGCGCGAGTTCACCAGATTATGGACCTGCGCCACCTTCGCCACGCACCATGCGCTGAGGATGGCACCAGTGGCGGTAATGACGGTCTTGACGATGTCCACAATCTCTTTAGTCATCGCTGAATCTCCCATAGCTCTTGATCCACTCCTGAAGCTGCTTCTCCTGCTCTGGCGTCAACGGCTTGGCCGGAGGCGGCTTCTTCTTCACCTTGCGCGGCCTCGGCTTCGGAGGAACCATCATCACCTCAGCTTGGGTATTTCCGCCGACTGTGGCGACTGGCGGCTCACCACGCCCGGGGGAGTCTCATGGCTCACCTTGCCCGACACTTCGAGATGCGTCAGCCACAGGCCGCCGATGGAGATCCCGATTCCTATCAGCCATGCAAGGCGCTTGAGCCATACCTGATTCTGCTCGCTGACCGTGTTCTGCCTGACCACCGCGCCAATCAGTCCGGGATCATCCAATCCGGTACCCAAAACAGCCTTGGTGAGAGTGTCTAAACTCTTTAGATTGTCCTTATGGCGCTGATCGGAGGTGCTTTCAATAGCAGCCAAACGAAAGTCATGGTGCGCGACGGAGTTTATGATGTTAGCCACAGACGCCTCCAGACGGACGATTCGCTCGTCCTGGTTCACTGGCGTCATTGTGGCCCTCCTCTACGGATCGTATCTGTGCTAAATGGTACGGTCGATCGAGGACGCGGGGAAAATGACGCCCTTTGGGAATTGCACGTTACTTTAGTACTTTCTATTCACTGCTGTTTGGCGCTAAACCAGCGCAATGCCAGAGCATTTCCAGGTTGCCCGCCGAGAGTTGATGACACCGTAGCGCTTCCAGAGCAGGTAGCTGTACCGCTTCCCAGTGTGGCCGTTGTGGGTGCGCTCGCATGTCCACCATCCCTGGTGATTACAGTGAAAGCCGTGCCGCCGGCAATCGTATTGGTGCCGGTCAGAGCGATGGTATATGAACCTCCCGAACCGCCCGCAAAGGTAGCCGTGCAGGTCTGGGTTGCCGAGCCTGTAATTGATCCTCCGCTGGTGTAGGTCGCCGTTGCCACCCCCGTCGCAAGGAATCCGAAATTCAGTGTCAGATTGGCAGCGCCTGTTGTGGTCGTGTAGACAGTCGCCTTCGCTGATGAAAAAGCGCCTGAAGCAGAAGCTGAAATGGTATTCCATTTGTAGCCGCTATAAATCAGCCCACTCACGGGGTTGATAAAGGCCCATCCCGTGGTTCCCGGAATGTTTGTCTGACTGACAACCTGTGTGGTTGTGCCGGTGCTTCCTATCAGCGTATTGCCGCCATAGCGCAGACTCGGATACCCGGAAGAGGCCGCTGCCCCAGAGGGAGTGTATAGCCCGTATTCAGCTTCGACATTGAACTGATAGGGAGGAGAAGCCAATGCGGGTAAGCCGATGGATGTAGCGAACGGCTGATTCGAGGTCGATACCGCATCACTCGACTGATTGGTGCATATCTTGTACGTTGTTCCGCCACTTGTGTAGGCCGATCCGGGAGGCTTGACGCATCCTGAGATGCAGGTAGCTGTGATAGTGGTGGTGTTGGTCGCCGTGATGGTGTAGGTCCCGTTATAGTCCGTGGGCGTCACATTCTGCACGCCATAGGTCTCTCCCACCAGATACCCCGTAGTCTGCGGGTTAGTGCTCACCGTGAACACCACGGGATTGGCCTGCGTTGCTCCGGTGATGGTGTCGTTGGCAATCGAAGTATCCGCAGCTTCGGCGCACAGCATATCGCTGGTCGGCGCCGCGGAGATTAACGCTATCGGAACCACAGGACAGCCGGAATTGGTCACATTATGGCTTCCATCCCAGCACGTGATCTGCCCAGCCGAGTCTGAATTAACGTTGGTGGTGGCGACAAGGGTTCCATTTCCGCTCGCCGGAATCGTCAAAATGGTTGCCGCGCAGTTGGCGGGAGTCGTCAGATTGGATGTGTCCACGCTGATGATGCTACCGGCGGTGGTAATCGTTCCACTGTTTAGAATGCAGCCGTGCTGGTAGTACATCTGACTGTTCTGGATCGTGTAGGTATTGACCGTCTGGCTGGCTGCAACGAAGAGGAGATATTGATTCAAAGCCGAACCCGATGCCACCATCGACACATCGTCAAACAGGATGTCGCCCGCCGTGGATGGAAGGTTTCCCGGCTGAAAGTTGGCTAGCGTAACAAGCCCAGTACCGGAACTAGCGCTCCCTGATTGATAGGTGACATGAAAATGGTGCAGCGCAAGTCGGTTGCTGGTTGATCCCGCTAGCGATATGACTCCCCTGCTCGCGGAAGCCCCGGTTCCGGTATTGTAGCTGAGTTGGATATTCTCAAAGATGATGTCGTCGAATGTTCCGAAAAGGTCGAAGGGCTCAAACGCCCCCCCGGTCATGTTGGCGAATTGGACGTTAGACACCTTTAGTCTGGACACAGTGCTGGTGTTGGCGACGAACACATCTTGCGCGAGATTGTAGGCATCGCTTTTCAAACCGTCCACTGCGACGTTATCGGCGACTGCACCCGCATCTATCCCGAGCAGAAAGTGGGTCTGGTTGGCTGCAGAATAAGTATAGGCGTTCTGCCACAGGTTGCTGGCTGTCAGCGACCGGATGTGGGTGTCGTGGCCTCCGGTTCCAGATCCTCCAGCGTAAACGGCCGAGGTAACGATATTTCCGCCAATGTCGTTGACGATAATGTTGTCCATCAGCCCCGAGTAGAGGTAGACGGCATTGCCGAAGCCTGGCAAGTTGCCGCTGGAATTGCAGGCCGTTAGCGGGCAGGTCTGGCTGTTTCCATTTACATGGTTGATGGTGACGTTGCCTATCAGGATAGGCGTACCGCTCGGCCCAAACAGTTTCACTCCCGCATCATTAGCATACGAACTCCCATCCACGTCGCTGACAGACACCCCGTAGACCACTCCATAAACGCGACCATCCACGGTACCGTTGCTAGCCGAATTTCCGTCTGCCGCGCTGATGGCGATAAAGTCGTCTCCGCTGTGACCCTTGATATGCGATAGGGAAATGGAGCGCAGCGGACCTGTCATGTGAATCCCGTCTTCCCCTTGCGACCAGCTATTAATGGTGTGATTTAAGATACGGACGTTGGATGAATCGAGGAGATAGATTCCACTGTACCCGCCGGCATTACTTGGGACCGTAAGTGACCGCGCTACCGTAATTGCTTCATCTACGATCAGACGGTTCACTGTAATAAATTTCAGTACCGGGGGATTGTTGGGCTGGTTCGGACCCTGCATGATCCACGTCCCGCCAGTGACCCTTATATCGTGATCTCGGGTGTAAATATTGCAGGTCATGGGATTGGAAACCGCAGTCGGAGGATCGGCCAGTGCCGCCGTGGTGGAGTTGGTGACGTTGGCAAAGGTGGTATGAAGATCGGTCCCCATGGCGACCGCGCCATAAGCCAGTCCCCCGGCGTATCCTCCTATGCACGCGATGGATTCAGTTTCCACATCTGCTTGGGAAAAATTGCACGTCGCCGAGGTGATGTTGACCGAATTGACGGTCATCTGCACATCTGTGCAGGTGCGAGCGATGGTCTGAGCGTTCTGCGTATTGGAAAGGCAAGGAATCGCGGTACTCGGGTTGCAAGTAATGGTTGTGGCGGGAGGAATATCCAGCCAGGTTCCAGAAGGAATTGTGAGTGTACTAGTCACGGCACAGTTGGCTCCCGCGACAACAACGTGACCAGCGCTGGCCAAAGCTGTGTTTAGACCAGTGGCATCGCCCGATCCGGTGCAGGTATACACCGTGGTACCACCACCACCGGCTGTTGAATTTATCGTTACCGTGCCCGTACCACCAGATGGCGATATGGTCACATTGGTGCCTGCGACGATCTGGCTGACTCCGCCAGCGCCAGCGGCGGAGCACCCCGTGCGGCAATCCTCAATCTTCACGTTGCTGGGAACGGTCGCCGCATTAACCATCGCGGTGGTGCCCCCTACCGCTGCCCATGAGCCATCGAGCGTTACGGTGCCGCCCGGAACTGCTCCGGCGTCATTCAAGCCCTCCTGCAGGCCGTAGGTGCCCGAGGCGACTGTCTCAGAGATGGTGTGCGACCCTGAAAGGGTTACGGTGACGGTGCAGGTGTTGGGAGGATTGTTTATAAAGCAGTTCGATATCGCCGAGGGCGTGGCCGTCTCGGTACCGATCTTGAGCGGAGCCGTGGTGGCGAAGGGAACGATGACCCTGCCATCCGGAAGCGTCACCGAACCATTGCTCAGTACCATCGTCACCGACCCTGTGGCAGCAGAGAGCGAGTAAATCTGCACCCTCCAGAGGCTGTAGTTGTAGGCAACGAAACGTCCGGCCACATAGGTTTGTACGCTCGGCTTTGGCGCTTGCCCGAACAGTGGAGCGGCAAGCAGGAGACAACATAGAAGTTTTTTCATTGCGCAATCACCTTGTAGTTTCCGGCTGGAGCCGTCCCGCCCGTTAAGTCACCGCAGAAGTTGACCGTCAAAGCGTTAGCTGCTGAGACTCTGGCGCCGCTGATTCCCACATGGCTCAGGGCTGATGGGGCAGTTACGCTGACACCCTGCCCGGTCTGCAATCCGAGAATTGCAGTAAAAGTCTGCTCTACACATGCACTGGATGCAGTGGCTGCGGGTGTCAATGAAACGAGAAGCGTTCCCTGAATAGTGGTGTTGGTGTTGGATACGCTGACCGTGTTTCCGTTCAGGAAGTTGGTGACATCGTTAAAGATATTGCCTAGTCCCGCGCCATGGTCGTAAATGGAATTGGTCACTGTCCCGTTGATGGTGAGATTAGAAACGGTGACGTTGGCGGCGCTGCCTAGAAGTCCTCCGGGCATGTAAATACCAGCCAAGGCTGCAGTTCCGCCCGTGAGCGTCCCACCGCTGATCGTGACCCCATTGGAGGCGCCGCGCACGTCGATTATTCCCTGCCCACCGAAGCAACCTACAGAGGTGCGCCGCAGTTCGGAACTCTGGAGCCCAAAGGCCAGGATGGCCTGCGAGGTCGTTGGGCAGGAGCCTAGATTGCCCTGAATGTCGGCATCCCAGATACGCACGTTCGAGGACATGACATTCTGCAGCAGGCCAGTCTCCGCAGCATGCGAGCCTGTCGCAGCACTTGAGATCGTCACCGTGCAGCCGGAAGCGCAGGAGCCGGGATTGGTCGTAATCGTTGTGCTCGGCGGAATGTCGTTATTGCCGCCCGTCCCATAGTCTCCGAGGCCCATTCCGGCCGTAATCAGGGCTCCTGTCGCCGCGATGTCCACCGAGGTCGAGGTGTGGGTGGTAATGGTCAGCGTTGCGGGCGCCTGATCCCAGATGGCTGGCTGGCTGGTGATGTTCGCGATTCGCGGATGAAGGATGGTAATGTCGCTGTTTTGCACCGAGCCCGCGGCGAAGAAGATGCCGTCGTTGGCGGTATCGATGATGGGCTCATTCAGCACCACATGGGTTGCGCCTGCAAATTCAACCGCATGGTGATTGGCTCCCGCCGTGACGCTGGCGACTCGCAGATTGGCGACCTTGGTGTTGCTGCCGGCGAACAGGTCGTAACCGCCAGAACACGATACGTCGAACCATCCATTGCGGTCGAAGAAGTCGTCGATGCAGGGGATATAAGACGAGGCGATGAGCTTCCAGTTACGAAAGCTGATCCCCCCGCTAGACGGCTGCAGCCCGCTGGCAGAGAAGTTCTGGCATGTTCCGGAAATGGATCCCGTGTTGACCGAGGATGTCTGGCTCTTGACGCAGGTAGGCACATTGTCGATCGTCAGCCCGCCAATCTCGAAGTTGGTGTTATTGAACGAACCCGCGAAGAGGCGGACTCCGGCCACGGCGGCATTGTTGCAACTGAGCCCGGAGGCGACGAAATCAACAGTGTCGGCAATATCGAGGCAATACTGCCCCACGCCATTGATGATCCCGTGTCCGATCGAGTCCCCATGCGCCGGGACGCCCACCGAGATGGGATTCCCTCCCCCGATGGCGATTCCGCCCGCTGGAAGCGATGAGCCCAGCATCTGCTGATCGACATTCTGGAGGTCGTATCCGGTCACGGTGCAGTAGTCGCAGCCCTGCAGGTAGATGCCCGATCCGGCCGTATTCTTGATGTGCACATCGTTGATCAGGTTGTTGGTGGTGGGGAAGAAGGCGAACGCCTCGCCATAGGTCGCTCCTGACGTGTTCCCGGCCCCGGTGATGGTAAAGGTCGTCGGGGATGCCAGAGTCGCGTCCCAGGTGCCATTGAGCGTCCCCGTGCCCCCGCTAATGCCATAGGTGGCCACGCGAAAGGAAGCTCCCACCGGAATCTGCGTTGTCCCGCCACCCGAGAGCGCGATGGTACAGATCACAGTCCCCGAACCCGTGCAGGTCGTGATGGCAGGCGTGACGTTCGAGGCATAGAAAAGCAGCCCGTAGCCGTCCACGGTGCTCGAGTCGGTCTGGTTATTCTCGTTAATCGACGTTCCGCCATCGACCGTGCAGAACTGACAGTTGAATAGCGAGATAGCGATAATGGCGGCGTTGTTCTCCTCGACCACGTTGTGCAGGTGGAGGCGCGTCGAGGCTGTACCGTTGTAGCCGTTTACCCAGTCGTATTTGCCACCAGCGTTGATCAGGTGCACATTGTCGGCCAGCAGGTTGTCGACGTTCTCGGTATAGACCTGCGCCAGCGGATTCGAGCCTGCGCCGTAGCCTCCGCCCGAGATCACCATGTCCTTGAGTGTGATGTTGGTCGAGAAACGGATTCTCACTGCCGTAGTGCAGGTAGCGGGCGAAGAGGCGCACAGGATCGTGAAACCGGAAAACCCAATATTGGTTCCCCCGTTGATGTCGAGCGCGGCTGCGATGGGCGAAGCGTTCGACACGCCGAGAATGGTCTGCTCTTTGCCCACACCGACAATCTGGCAGTTCGACGGAACCGTAACCAGCGCAGCCGATGAGACAGTTCCCGCAGGTAGCGCCATCATTCCCGGAGTCGTCCCGTTGCATGCCGCAGCCAGCGCGGCCGTCGTCAGCGGAGCGCCGATGGGCAGCACCGTGAAAGAAATGTTCAGCTGGTCAGGATCGATCTTCTGGCCCCATGCCGAGGCAGCTGCCAGAAGCAGGAGACTAATAAAAGCCTTGCGCATAGATCGAGTCTCCTACCAGCGGGGCGGTTGTGTACGTTACGGTGATTCCGCTCAGCGTAAAGCCGACCGGAGGCACGAGGGGAAAGTTGCGCCACACTGTCGCCTGAGTGGGGTTTGATGGCAGATTGACGCCGCCATTGGTCAACGTGAACACCTTGTTGACCCCATCCTGCGTTCCATTCGGAATCCCGGCAAATGGCCTGAACCCCGGGGATGCCGCTGCGGCTCCGTTGATGACTTGATCGGGCAGGATGACCGGATTCGAGCCGAACAGCGGATGAACGAACACCAGCGTATAGAGCACCAGATCATCGAGATAGGCGAAGCCATGGCCAAATCCGTCAGTGATGACCGGCTGCGCCAGCGGCGTCGAGGAAAGGTCGGAATAGATGGTCTCCAGCGGGGATGGAGGAATCACCGAAGTGTTGGCCGGCTGGGTGCAGTAGTAGACCTGCGCTCCGGCCAGTGCTCTCCCCTGTGCATCCGTCAGCCAGCGGTCATCGCGCGCCAGAGCCATTTACCCTCCGATCTTGGCGATTACGCCCGTCGCCGATCCCGCCGTCAGTCCGGTTAGCTGGATGCGGTAGAAGTAGCCGCGCTGCAGTGTCGCCTGCACCACCGGCCCCGCCGTATAAGCCGTGCCCGCCACCGTGACCACCGTGGTGGTGTTGGTGTACTCGGCATCGAGATCGCGGATGGCGACCTGCAGCGTTGCTGTGACAGCCGTGGGAAGCACGCCGCCAGGGAAGGTTACGGCCATCGGGACCGTGAACTGCGAATCACCCTCCGGAGCCTGAATCAGGCAGGCGACCGAAGAGCTGTTGGCAATCGCGTCACCGGCCTCCGCGACCTCTGTGATGACCGAGCCGGAATCCGCTGCCGAGGTTACGTTGGCATGGGTCAGCGCAAAGGTGATGGTGCCTGCACCTGTCGTGTCATTGATCGTGACGCCCGTGATAATGGCGCGATTGACGTTGAACAGCCCCGAGGTCGAGGTAGAGTTGCCAATCGAGATCAGGTCGTTTACCTGCGGCTTGGGGCCGTTCAAGATCGTCACCGAGACCGTCGCCACGTTGGTCGTCAGCGCCACGTTGGTCAGGAACAGGTTGGTGTTCCCCCGAAGCATGTTGAGGGAGCCGAACAGATAGGCAGGTACGCCCTTCTGAACCAACTGTGGCGGCGAAAATGGGTTGTTCGGATAAACCGGCATTACTGTTCTCCTCTGCGCATCGAGCGCAATCTAGCCTGACCTTGCTCCTCAAGTATGGGGCGCGCAACTTGCGTTCTCGCCTTGATGTTTGCTCTGTTTTGAGCCTGATTTTCCAATACGCGCCGCAGGTTGCCCAGCTCTTCCTGATTCGAGGCATTGCGGTAATCCCTGATCGCACCCTCGTCGGGAAGCGGTTCCGGTTGCCCCGGCATCTGTTGCATGACTTTGCCCAGCTTGCGTCCCAGCGGAGCCTCAGGATCACCCATCCCGCGAATGAAGTTCACGGCACGACCAATGCGGTCAAGTGGCCCCATGGGGATCGACATGCCGGTAGGAGTGAAGACTTTGCCCAGCCTTCTCTGCGCCTGTGCCGCATCGGCAACGTCTCCGATATTCTGTAACTGACCCCCGCGCTGATTGATGGCCTGGATCTGTTCGCGCGGAACTCCGGTGCGTCCGCTGGCTTCGTTGTAAATGAAGTCATTCAGCTTATCCCGGCGCTGCTCCAGTTGCTGAAACTTGTCCTGCGCTTCCTTGGTCATCACCTCGCCCATGCTGCGGGCGCGATACATGGGACGCAGTTCATCATTGATCCGACCCACATCCTTGTACGCATCACCGAGGCGCATCTCGTCCGGCTCGATAAACTGCTGCTTGAAGAATCCTGTTTGTTGCTGTCCCGCAGCCTGCGCCGCCTTACCGAACTCCAACGGGTTCTTATACTTCGCAGCCGCTTCTCGGATATACGGACCGACGTTCTGCAGGTTGCGCACGGTCTGGTTGTAGTCAACCGGGTTGGGCTTGAGAATATCCGCCATGCCGCGGGCCGCCGCTTCTTCAGGCGGGATGAATGGGGAGCGATAGGCATGTAGTGGATCGGTCAACTTCGATACCGTGGGCATCATGGGCGTGCGTCCCGGCACGGCGGCGTCCACGCCTCCAATCACCATTGGGGCTGTCTGCATCGCTGTTCCCACGGCGGTTCCAGCGGCTCCGGGCGTCATTTCTCCCTGCGGTCCAAGCTGTTCGACTCCACGTTGAATTCCGGCACCAACAAAGGGCAACGCATAGGCAGTGTGCTCGGCTGTTGAGTATGGGTTACCTTCTGTCGCGCCCTGAAAGGCTTTCTTTAGTTCGCCTCCAATACGCTTACCGCCCGACCAGAGCGATTCGATTTGTGGAACAAGAGGAGCATTCTCAAGAGATGTACGCCATGGGTGCTCCTGTTCGTCCTTGAGGTACTGCTCCCCTTCGCGTGCGCCCACGCCGAAAGTATGGCCTAGTGACGCGAGGAACCCCTCCTGTGGAGGCGCCGATGAAGCGCCACCGATTGGCTGCGCACTACCCCAGTCCACATCGCCCGATTTAATCGGTTGAGCGGTGCCCCAATCAACTTCCGGCTTGGCGGGAGATGGCATTATTGCGCTTCTCCGTAAACTTCCTTCGTCTTACTGTTACCCCAATACAGTTTGCCGTCTTTTCCCTTCACCTTCACGTCAGCGCCCGGAGGAGGGCCAGCTTGAGGCTGCGGCCCATTCCGCTGCATCGGCCCCTGCCCACCCTCCTGCATCTTCTGGAGCCATGGCAGGACGTGGTTGATTGTCGCCTTGATATTCTCCGGCGTCTGCTGCGGGGCATTGATCATGTGATCAAATTCCTGCCGCAAATTCTCCGGAAGCCTGCCCTGCGCGTGAGCCAATGCAACGGCGCTCGACATCATAATCAGGTCGGTACGCAGACCGGCGAAGTCTGGATTATCCGCTCCCACGCGGCCTTGCATGAATTCGTTCCAACGCCCCGACACAGGACCGAGTTGTGGCGCCAAACGGTCTATCTCAGCGAGAACTTCGGGAGCCATCGCCACCACGGTTGCGGCCCGTCCCGCCGCAGTCCGCTGCGTCATGGTCGGCGTGTTCACGGCATTGACTCCAGCGGCGGTCTGAGCGCCGGGGGCTACGGTTTGGCCAGAAGTCAATCTCTGCACGACTCCGCCACCGGGATGATTTGGATCGGGGACGATCATCGTGATGCCGGGTGCCTGCGGCTGCTTCTCGTAGGGCTGCGGATTAGGAATGACCTTGCCGGTGGCGTCGGTATACTGCCCCGTATCGGGGTGGAAGTTAGCCATCTCCGGCTTGCCGTTCGGCCCCACTACGGAAACATGCTCCAAGCCTTTCTGTGAGACGCGCTGCGGCTGGATCGAGGTGATGGCATCCGAGAGGTGCTGCACCACTGGATCCTGCGATGGATCGCCACCCTGCGCCAAAACCTCATTGACGCGGTGAGCATAGGCTTTGGCCAAGTCGGGCTGATTGCGCTGCTGGGTTTCCGATTCGAGATTGCCAGCCTGAGCTCCCTGCAGCTTCTCCTCCGACGCAGCCTTGGCGGGCATCTCCGCAGTGCGCTCCTTCGCCTCCGCCGTTGTCGCCCCGCGCTCCTCATTCTGCGACTGCTCCTGCTGCTCGGCGTTCAACTGCTTCGTCAGACGCCCTTCTTCCGCCTCGCGGTGCAACTGCGTGCCGGGGATCATCGCCATGGTGGCGGGAGCGAAGATGTCTCCGGCGATGTTGCCGAGGGTACCGAATGCATGGCCGAGTTTGCCTAAAAATCCGGGGTGATTATTGGCCGACCCCATCGGATTGTCTTTTTGCCATTGAATCTTCTTGAGCGCCTGCTGGTCGTGCGCGATATTCTCCTGCAACGGCGTCTGCTGCTGCGGAGAGAGCCATACCTGCGGCTGCTTGGGGGCAGGCATAGATGGAGCGCTCTGATCAGGCAGCGCGATCGGCGCGACCATCGAGGGATCGGGCTGGGCATCCTGCTGAACCTGCGCCCATGGAGAAATAGGAGGCATTAGGTCTTCGTCCCTCCCGTGGCGGCCTGCTTTACGAGCGACTGCGCCTGCTGCAGCCAGCCATACTTGCTGGCATTCATCTCGGCATTGATGTCTTCGGCTTCCTGCCCCTGAGAGGAGAGCATCCCGCTGGTGTCGGTGCCATACATCTTCCCGAGACCGGCTGCGCCTTCCTGCATCTGCTGCTGCTTCAGGTTCTCGTTACCCGCCGCGATGCCTTCGCTGGCTCCGGCGGCGGCCTTCATTCTCTGGCGTGCGGCGTCGTCAAGCGCAGCCTGGAATCCTCCAGCGTTGCGCGATACCCCGGCGCGCTGCATGGCCTGGCCGGTCAGCCCAGCGCCCGCACCGCCAGCGCCACCGAGCGCGGCTGCGGTTTCCGCGCCTACTCCAGCCTGCCCCAAACCCTGCGGATGGAGCATTTCCTGAGTAAGAAATGGCGTCAGGTTGGCGCCGATTCCCTGCGCTTCCCCGCCCAACTGCGTGGCGGTATTATTCGCCTGATTGTAGGCGCTGCCCGCTTGTCCCTGTGCCGATCGCATCGACGCTCCTCTGGTAAAGCGGCCATGAGCGCGCACGCTCCCAGCCGATACGCTCAAGGACCGGGCCAAATTGCTCAGCTATTTCGGGAGGGAGAACGCAGACGTACTCGGAAAGGCCCTTCTCGAAAGCTGCCCGGTCTACTGCGGGTTGCAATTCCTCGATTGCGCGACCCTTTACGACCGGGCTCCCTTCGCAGAGAAGGTATGTCTCTGCCGTGATGCGGAGAAAACACGCCGCCACGACATGCCCATCGATCTCGCGGACCTTGTGAATCAGCACCAAAGGCGAGGAGAGATCAGGTAAAGGATAGTCGAATCCCTGTCTTTTGTGTAGTTCAATTATTTCCGGCAGATCGGTACTGTCGTAATCGCGTATCATGTAGGCATGACCCGTGAGGAGCTAATCGCGCTAATTGTCGCTAAAATCCAGGCTTGCGCAGGCTGGTCCGAAGACTGGAAAGGTGGGATTCCCAGCGACGAATGCCTTGAAGTTGACGGCGATGTGCCGGTGGGCGATATTGCGGATGCGATCATACTTGCCTTTTCGGCCCCTGCGCGAGCCTGACCTGCGACCTGCCGAGCCCCACCAGCGGTTCCCCGCCGTTCATTGCCGTTCCTGAGCCGGTGCCGGCCTGTAGGTCGAACTGGGTGGTTCCAGACATGGTGACGGGCGTTGCCTGATTGCCGCCGTAGAAGCGCGGAGGGGAAGGCGGCGAGCCCGGGTACTGCGCCACGGTGGCGATGTAGTATTGGTGCGTATTGCCGCTTCCATCCTTGGTCGGCAGGAAGATCGGCGCCGGGGCTCTCGATGAGCCGTGGTCGAGGATCATGGCGCCCGAGAATTGCGGGTTGGTGGCGATGTGGGTGATGTACTGGATTCCCTTCTGGATGGGCGCGGAGTGATTCACCACCACCTGCATCATCTCGCCGGCGGTCGTCACCGAGACCGACTCTGGCGGAGGGGGTGCCTTGATGTAGGACTGCGACGAAACGGCGGCGTTGTCGGCCGTCTTCTGGATGGATGGGATGAGGTACTGGCGCAGGAATATCCCGAGCTTAGGGTTATCCTGCTCGATCTGGGCCAGCAAGTCGTTGCCTTGGCTCATCCGGTTTTACTCCCCACCAGAGCGTTCCACGGGTCTTTCTTGGTCTGGATAGCGCAGTTCGACAGGCTGAACGCATAACCGTCATTCTCGCGGAATTCGACGAAAGTGCGTGTTGCCCAGAAGTTTACCGCAGACTGGCAATCCTGAAGCGCAGGCTCGCCGGGGGAGAATCCTCCCGGCAGTGTCCACGCAAGGTAATCTACGGTCTCCGGATAAATCAGCCGGTTGGGCAGGAATCTGACTGCGACGTTGCCGCGGCTCTCAAGCGATGCCCAGAGGTATCCCGTTCGCGTATTGCCGAATCCGCCCACGCCAGGCGCCTGAGCGCGCTTGCTCAGTTCCGGCATCCCCGCCGTAGTGTAGAGCGAATCGATCGTCAGGCCAGCATCGCTGGTCGATTCAGGATCGAGCTTGTAAATCTGCGAGTTGCCCCGCCCATTGCAGATGTAGATTTCCTGATCGGTCTGCCCCTGAACCAGCGCCGCATAGGGTGACGGAATCTGCCAGATCGACCACTTGCGCCGCATGTCGATGGCGTTCAGTGTGCCGAACATGGTGGTGTGCATTTGAGGCATCGTCTTCAAACCCTCGCCTGAGTCGATACCCTGGTAATTGCACATCAGGACCACGTTGGGGCAGTTGATCAGCGAGATGCCGGAGATTGCCGTCAGCATTCCAGTGGAAGCGCCGGAGAAGTCGGCAAAGCCTCCCACAAAGATCGCCTGATTGCCCGAAACGGAGGAAGGATAGAGGGTCTGCCCGGAAACAAAGGAAGCCCCGGTGATCGGTCCGAAAGTATAGGACTGCCCAGAGGTGAAGGGTGGCAGATTTGATGCGAATGTGACCGTCATGATCCCCGGCGTCCGTCCGCTTGGAGCGGTGGAACTGACGAAGACTAACTCCGGCGCGGGTGTCTGAGGCGGCGCATTGGGCAGCCAGAAGTTCGGCGTCTGCATCGGCACGCCCGCCAGCAGGCGGCGATGGATCTCATCGTTCAGCACCCAGATGCCAGCAGATTCGCTCCACGCGATCGCATCCCACACCTGATAGATTTCCATGTTGATGCGCCCCGGCTGGCCTCCTACGAAGACGTAGAGGCCGGAGCGGGTGGCTCCGACGTACCACTGCTCGCCAAGATCGAACGCTAGAGGGCCGCAGGCGCCACCAAGGCGTTGCGCTACTTCGGGCTCATCCCACTGCGCGGGCTCAAGGTTGGCCGATGCCTGAAGCGAGTACATCGATGATCCGGGCGCATTTCCGGTCCAGCCCTTGAGCGCATAGAACGTGTCGTACATCACCATCGAGCCATTCACTGGCTGCTGGTTTTCGGAGATGAATTCAACCTGTCCCGTTGAGCCATCTACCTGTTCAGGCAGTCCGGCATAGGAGCCATAGACGGTGGTCGAGAGGACCGGGATGGCGGTGGGAAAGATGTCGATGCGGTCGATCTCGACATCTCCGCCCGCGGGAAGGTTTTGGGCGTAGACGCGCAACTGAACCGTGGATGGCACCTTGGCGAACGGCACGGTCAGCAGGGTTCCTGTGTAGATGGCGAAGTTCGAGGTAATGTTGGCCAGGAGCAGCGCTTGCGCTCCGTAAATCTGCCCCGTGACCGAATCCTCAAGATCGACCGTGATCTGCCCTGAAGTGGCAGCGGAAGGAGAGCGCACGATAAGCCGCACCGAGTAGGCCGTGTTCTGGTAGAGGATGGGCTGCTGGTAGGCATCCTGAAAGGCAGTCTGCGAGATCAGACCGGCGATAGGCTGAACCGATCCTGACGTGTTCTGGATGTAGTAGGAGTTGCCGAATTTCGCGCTTACCAGCAGCGACCCGTAAGCGTCGGGCGTTGACCAGCCCAGCGGGACCAGCACCCCTCCCGGCAGGTATCCGCCATCGAAGGAGAGATTGTTGAAGTTCTGGATTTTGTTAATGCACTGGCCGTACCAGTTGCGCCCCGCATAGCTCGACAGCCATCCCGGATCTCCGATTTCGATCTGGTTGAACAGGTTGTAGCCGTAGCGGTCGATCTGCGTCTCGCCCGTGCCTCCACCCAGCAGCACATAGTCGGTGAAGTTCAGCGTGGCGCTGGTGGCCACATTGTCGTCGATGCGGAACGAGGACGCGGTATAGGAAACGTTATTGACGATGTAGGTTACAGGCGTGGCCAGCCAGTAGAAGTTGCCTCCCGGCGTGCCGTTCTGCCCCGCTTCGGTAATGGCGATGCCGCGGGCGATAACGTTGGGAGGGCCGACAGGAATCTGCGTCACCAGAATTCCGGTGGTGTTCTCCGGACAGGTGAAGGTGACGGGGGGCGCAGGCGCGGTGAAGTAGTCATTTCGCGTGATAAAGAATACGGTGCCCTGCCGCGTTCCCGGGCTGATCAGCTGCGCGGTTGCCGAAGTGAAGGTCAGTGTGCCGCCAGTGGCATTGCCGAAGATCGGGTTCGAGGCCGTGCCCAGAGTGCCGATGCCGGGATCGAAGGCGAAGATCGAGCCGGCAGTTGTGGCATAGCCGGATTCCGGCGAGAACGCCGCCGTGGCGAAGGAAACGTTCAGGGTAAAGGTTCCCGTCATGCCTCCGGTGGAACTCTGGATAGTCGCGTTGGTCAGGTTCAACTGCCCGTTGGCGTTTGTGGTCCCGGTAATGGTCACGAGCTGGCCGGCCACGGGCGCAGTTCCCGACGATACCGCGTAGCCGATGGTGGCGACCGAGGCTATGACCTGCGTAGAAGTGACGGTCATCGCTGCCGAGTTGAGCGCCTGAGTGATCTGCCACTGCGCGTCCCATGACGCTACCGACGATCCCGCGACGGTGATATTGTTCCCAACCACCAGCCCCGGCACAGGCCCCGTAGTGGTCAGCGTTGCCAGAGTGCGCTGATAGAAGCCGGTGGCCGAATCGGGACCGCCGTAGAACTGGTAGTTCGAGGTCGAGACCTGATAGGTGAAATAGAATCGCTGCGACCCTCCGCCCGGAGGCGTAGCCTTGCCGACCGAGGTTACGAGGAAGGTTCCGTTGGCGGTCGCAATCGGGGTGGCCGAGACGTAGACATAAACCGCGTTGCCCGAGTTGAAGGCGGTCGTCAGGTCAGTGTCTTGCACGCTCTGCGCATAGAACACCGTGATGACGTTGCCGGGGGCGGTCGAGGTCGGACCAACAGACCAGAGCAACGCCTGGAAATGCCCCGGATCGGCAGGATCGGATTTCTGCGGAGGCTGCGTGATGGTCGCAATAGGGAAAGTGGCAGCGGTGGCCACCTGGGGCGTGAATACCGGCGCCGCTCCAGGGCCCACCTGGGTGATGCGGTCAATCCACTGCGGCGTGTACTGAATTGGCATATCGACGCCGCCGTTGCCCTGAGTGAAGGCCAGATACTCCACGCCAGGTCCTTCTGTCCCCACCGCCAGAGAGTTGGGCGTAATTCCTTCGAGCACGAGGTTCAACTGGCCCGGAGCGCTGGTCAGGTTCTCGACGTAGAAATTCCCTGAAGCGTCGAGGGCAAGGTTCCTCACCGAACCATCCTGCGCGGTGAAAGTGGTGATGTACTGAAAGTTCGACGTGCCGGTATTGGCA